TGGTATGAGTGAAGAACAAATCCAAGAATACATTAGAAAGAAATACAAAGCGGAATTCGTAACACTTGGAATTCCAAAAGATACGATTGAAATTAAAGTGAAAGGCAAATTTTATTGAATTGATTAAATATGACTTGGGAGGTGAACAATATGACTTGGGAAGATATTTTAAAAGAAAATTTTACTAAAAAGATGAATTTTGATTATTCTGATATAGAGGAATTCGACTACTATAAAGAGGTGCATAATTTCGACCTCAGAAAACTCACTAGTAAAATTAAGATGGCCATTGATAGTCTTAATGATAAAATTACTGCAGATTCATATGTAGAATTTACAGATGAACAACGCGGAGCAATTAGTGAACTTGAAATACATTTAGATAACGCATTAGATGAAATTGAGGAATTATTGCGTCTTGTTCCAAAAAATTAATCGTGAGGTGAACAATATGACTTGGCGAAATATCTTAAAACAAGACGGTTTGCAACAACTCAAAAGAGCACTTTTGGGTATGTATGACCCACAAGAAATGGAAAGATTATTTGGCGATAAAATCAATGAGAGCAACTATAAAGAAATTGCTAAGGATGAACTCCGACAAGCAAAGAAATATTACTCTCAAATGAAGGATGATTCAACATATCCTGACCCCGGTGAAACAGGAACAATTACGGGCAAAGAATATAAAAAGGGATTGCAGAAGTATATTGATGCTTTAGAAAAGGTGATTTGAATTTCTTGGGAAGACGTAATAAAAAGAAAAAGGGTTTCTGATAACGAAAGAAACATTGACCCCGAATCTTTTAGGGAATACGGCATGGAGCCTACCTACGAAAAACGAAAACGAAGGGAAAGGTCGCCTGAATTACGAACGGGGGCAGATACCTACCAACAAGGTATTGAAAAAATTGGCAATATGTTCATGAAAGGTAAAATTGATTCCGAAAGATATGAACAATTGCGCGATGAATTAAAAGAACTATTTGGAGTAGATGATTAATATGACTTGGAAAGATATTTTGAAAGCACCGCTAAATGAAAGAGAGATGGCGGAAGTCAGGGAATTTATGCCTGAAGAAATGCCCATTCCAAATGACCCTAAATTGCGGCAAGCGGGGGTTGACAGAAGAAAGACACGGAGCAATATTGCAGAATTAGAGCGCCGTATTGAAGCCGTTAAAAATGCAAAGGACGGACTTCAGCAAAGAAGTGCTTTGCAATTATTGAGAGGAACTGCTGAAGTTGCGGGTATGCCTGATGCTGCAACAAAGTCTCTTGCCGAAATTTCAAACTTCGTTAGAGCAATGAAGGTTCGAAGCAAAGATAATCAATCCAATTCTGGAACTGCTGCTTGAGGTGATTAGATGACTGAATGGTTTGACGTCCTTAAGATGCTTACTCCGAGAGATTTCTTGGAGAATATTGAAAACGATTTTGGTGGAGAGATTACCGGAGGTTTCGGTAAATCTGGTCCAAGGTATAAACTAAAAGCAGATTGGGGGCAAATTGACCTTACTTCAGAACCATCCGGCAGAAATAAAGGAATGATGTATATTAAGGTAAGAGTTCAGGGAATTACTCAGTCTTTCAAAGCGTTCAATCTAAATAGAGTTTTAGACAAGGTTTCCAATTTTGTGAGGGATAACCAATGAAACCTTTCGATATCCGAGAAAATATTCCAGATGAAATGGATGCTCTTACCGCTTGGGTTAAAGAGAACTATGGTCAAGGTATGCTCAATTTGGCAAGACAAGCCGAGAGAAATTATACTCTTGGTTCCGAAGCATTTGCTTTAGTTATGAGCGAAGTGCTTGGAAATTCTTTAACTTTGGACCCCGAGGATGTTCTGAGTCCGGGCGAAAAGCCAGAGATTGACCCAGATATGGACCCTGAAGATATTATTGATATGCCCCTATTCGACGGGATTGTTGATGAAGAAAAAGTCGAAAAGGCTATCTTTACTATGCTTAATGATATTCTTGACGATAACACTTTTGTTGCATCTTTGAGAAAAGTTGTTGGAACTGAGATTCAAGACATTGACGATGCATTAGTTGAGTCTTTCACTAGTGAGGTCATGAATTTCTTAGGGATGTTTATGACTGTAAATGCTTTAATTGTCCACAATGAGTCTAGGAATCTTTCCGAGAGAACTTACGACGATGCTGAAACTGTTGATGTTGGTGAACCTGAATTTAGTTCTGATTTTCAAGAGATGAACAAGTCTGAATGGTTTCGACTTTTGAAAAGGGATAGAAATGACTTGGTTTGATATCCTTAAAAACTCTGAGTTAGTTCAGAGTCAAAGACAGGGTATGAAACCAATTGATATTCAAAAGCCTTTTAAGAGGGTAAAGGAAGAAGATGATTGCTTTAACAAACTAATTGCTTTTGTTGAAAGTAGGTTCGAATTTGAGACGAGAGACCCTCGCAAAAATGGAGGCTTTTTAGCCCAATACCATAAAAATTATTTCGTTGAACCTAATGAAAATCCATTAGAATATTTGTTTATAGGATTTAATCCCGAGATACCTGATGAAATGTATTGTTTAGTTTTAGAAGCACTTAAGGTTTCTATTTCACATTCATTAAAAATTGATTGGACTAAGGGGAACTTAATGTCCGCACCTTTATCTAGTATGCCTTCTCATCGAGATTTAGAAATTATCTCCCAAGCAATAGAAGAATTAGACCGAGTTAACTATATTATTACATACGGTAAAAGAAAAAATCTACTTCTTGAATATAATGTTTATGAACCAGAGGGATTGAAATGAATTGGTTTGATATCCTGAAGGAGCAGACTTCTGTTCAGTCTTCCCGTGCAGGGATGGCTCCTATTGATATTCAAAAACCTTTTAAAAGGGTAAAAGAAGATGATAGTTGTTTTGAGAAACTCAAAGCATTTTTTGATTCACGCTTAGAGTCTCCTAAATTCGAAAGTAAGAAGATGCTAATTTGGGAAGCCTCTTCTCATGAAGATTTTGCAATAATCGTTGAATCTCATCCCGATGAGTATTATTGCAAGGCTAAAAAATGGATTGAAGAAAAAATAGCAAATCATGATAAAAATGTAGACCATAGGTTTGAAGATTCAGACTTAAGTTATAGATTTTCCTCTGATTATAGATATAATCATTTTTATGCATACGTTGGAGAAAAAGATGCAGGAAGAGATAATGTTGCTGTAATCGGGTCCGAATTCAGGGAGGATGAAATGAAATGAATTGGTTCGAAATCCTCAAAGAAGCCAAGACTGTGCAAAGTCAAAGGCAAGGCATGGCCCCAATTGATATTCAAAAGCCTTTCAAAAGGGTGAAGGATAAAGGTTGTTATGAAAAATTCGTAGAAATTGCTAAAAAGGTGCAAGCGTCTTTCCCCAAAAGTAGAGAAACAAAACCTGAAGTTATTGATAATTCTGGTAGCAGGTGGCATGGAGCAAACGTAATGAATTTTTATTATACCGAACCAAATACTGAAGATAATTTTTTCATTCATACCGCAGTTAAAATTCCACCAAAGGGGGATGTTCCCGATGAAATTTACTGCAAAGCAATTGAAATGTTTAAGAATTTAAGGCCCCCTTCTGGAGATATTGTCGAGGAAGTTGGTAATTATTTAATTACTTGTTTTAAAAAGGGAACTATCTATCAAATAGAGATTCAACCTAAAGGTGCTTCTTATGATACAGAAGATACGGCACTTATTTTAGTTGCCCATTATTTTGAAGATGAAGAAAGATTTTATGAAAATACCTACAAACTTCACAAGGAATTTGATAATTGGAGTGGGTTCCTTTGACTTGGTTTGATATCCTTAAGGACCAAAAACTTCAGGGTAAAACCCAAACGGGTATGGCTCCAATTGATATTCAGAAACCATTTAAGCGAGTCAAAGAAGACAAGGATTGTTTCGAAAAACTCAAAGAATATCTTATTGATTTATCAAAAATGTGGAAGCATACGACAACAATTTTTGATGACCCAAATAGACTCACCATTGGTTTTGATGTTCCGGGGCCAAAAGGAGGAGATATGATAAATGGTTGGTTATGGCTTCAAAAAAGAGATTTTTTGGAAGATGACCTTTACTGTGAATTATTAGAAGATTTAAAGGATGAAGGTCAGTTAAGGATGATTATAAAATATGCTTTACAAAACGATTTCGTTTGGCGAGATTGGTCGTTTATGAGTGGATTTTATTTAAAATCAAGTCATAAAGATTATGGTAGGTCAAATGCGGACGGGACAAAATCACAAATTGGTGTGGTTCGTGGGACCGGAGACTATAACGCGAAAATTGTTTATAGGAATAACCCAATGGAAATAATTCGTTTCTCTTGGTCTGTCTTGGACGATGAGTCTAATAACGAGGACACACAGAAGGCGGCAGGGGCGGTGACTTCGGCCACACCCGGTATTCACAACATTAGATATTCACGGAGGAAGAAGCGTGGTAAGGAAGAAAGAGAGGATTGAAATCGTTCCCGGTGTATTTGTCGAAGTCGTAAATCGCGGCTTTGGTAAGTCTTTCAAGAAATGGAAGAAAAAGTGCGAATCGTTCTCGGGTGAAGTTCTTGGAACAAAGGAAGACAAGGGCAACCTTTATGTGCAAATTTCTCAGCACGTTAATTCTCAGGTTCGCCGTGCAAACTCTAGCAATTCTGGAGAAGACGGTGCTTTTAAAGTATTAGAAGAAGTTGGTAAGATTCTAGAAAAAGGCTACCAAGATGACGAAGAGTTAGAAATGCTAGAAGCGTTACTTGACGCACTAGATGAATTTAAGGCTCCTTCTTCGACATTGAACCCAAAGAACACTCTGTTCCGAGAACCCCAATCTTTTAGACGTGTCCGAGGTAAGGTCGTCCCAAAGGGTAAGAAAGTAAAAGTTTATGGTCACTACCGGACTCCGTATTTTGAGGCGAAGACCGGAAAGGCTGCGAAGGAAGGCTTCTATTCCCGAAGGGCAAACGGCAATCAGCAGCCGCCTTATCATCAGGCACTTTTTGGTGATGGTAGCGGGAGTCTGAAACTTACCGGCCTTTACTTTGTTTTGGAGAAAGCCATTGAAGATATTGAAGAGAATGAAGTTGACTTAGTGATTAACAACCTTACTTTGATTAACAAACTTGTTAAACTTGACCAACTAGGACAATACATTAACAGGGCGTTAAAGACCGCTTCACTTTATACTGAGGAGGAATTGAGTTCAAAGAAGTTAGCACAATACCTTGCGACAACACCTCTCAAACTAAATCCAAAAACTTCAGAAGACGTAAAGAGAATCTTTAGTTTGACGGGAGAAGTTGATGAGGTTTTCTTTGAACTTACTCCAAAGAACGCGCGAGAACTATTACGACGTGCTGCCGCTAGAAACACAAGGGTTCCTGAGAAGTTCGTAAATCCGACTACTCAAGAAGAAGTAGTGTTGAAATGGGATGAAGTGTTGAGGGTTTGATATGGTTACTCGAAAACGCTGTGGTTTGTGCAATCACGAAGACCGCGATGCCTTAGAAGCAGGTCTTGAAAGTGGACAACTCAACCCTGATACTCTCGATAGAGAGAACGGATGGAGAAGCGGGACGTGCGCTCAACATCAGAGAAATCACATGGGAGACTACGTTCTTTCGTCTAATCCTCGTTGCTCTTTATGCACGGACCCATTGAGGAAACACTATGAAATGGCCCTTTCCGAAGGAACAATTGATGCTGAAGCGATTTCTCAGGCCCTCGGGACCACGAAAGCACAGGTCCAACGCCACATGAAGCACCACTTGAAGCCGGTGGTGCAGGAATCTGCGGCCTCTATGATTGCAAAAAAGGAAGTTAACGAGGTCGAAATCCTCTCAAACAACGTTCAAAGGCTAGATTCCAAGTTAGATGAAATCTTTGCACAGGACGAATTAGACCCGAAGGTGATTGATTCCCTAACAAAACTCGCAAGAGAGGTCCGAGAGAGCCTAAAATACCTAATGGAGTTCAAAGGCAAACTTATTCACAAGACTGAACATACCGTTATTCACAAGCAAATGGAAATTGTTCAGGAAGTTTTAGCAGAATCGGACCCTGAAGTGTGGCTTCGCATCAAAGACCGCTTCCAAAGTGACCTTCAATGAGGTGATTGCTTGGTTTTGTCCCCAATTTTGATGAACTTTGCTATTATGGGTATGGGTAGTCGTCAAGATTTGGTGAACATTTCTAAAAAATATGCAGAAAGTAAGAGAACTGATGAAATTATTAGATTTTTATCAGAAACTACTGCACTCGATAGTCTCGATTCTTTCAAAAGTGAGTTTTCTTCGTTAATTCGCAACGAAGGAACGGAAAAATTGAAGTTTTTTAACGAAATTTCCAAACTTTTTGTTAAACCTAAGTTCAAAAGAGAGGATAGAGTGAAATTTGTCGAAAAACTCTATGAGCAATCTAAGAGATACTATGAAATGAAGAAAAATAAACCCCTAAAGACCAATTTTTCTTTCTTGGGGCTAGAACAGGAGACTGATTTAGAAAAATTGAAGGAAATTTACAACAATTATACTTTATCTAGAACAACTGTGAGTAACAAAACTAAAAAACAGATTGATTCTATCGTAAGAAAACTAGTCAAACTAGCAAAAGCCTATCCTGAAGAAGTTGACTTCTTAAAATTTAAAAGAAGCGTTACTGTGAAGTATGGTGATAAGGAATTCACTACTCCAGAAAGAGAATACGTCTTAGGTCAGAGAGTAGATGGCGAAGACCCCTCTAAAGGAGTAGTTATGGAAGCAGAAAGGGAAGCAATTGAGAGAGTTGTTTCTAAAAAACAAAGAAAAGAGTATGCCTTAGTTGATATAAAGGATAAAAAGGGAAGTTTTGACGCTACCGTTAACTTTACCTATTCTGACTATTATCAAGCCTTAAAAGATGCTAAAAGAAAAATTGACTTAAATTTAGGTCTAGACGTTCAGTTAGGTTTGCCTGAACGCTTTACTCACACAAACATTTACAGTCTTTTCATTATCACTAAGAAATTAAAGAAAAATGTCAAGCCTGTGTTTGATATTTTATTCCCAGAAAGAATCGGAAAAGACATTACAGAATATGCTTTGAAAGACCCAAATAATTTAAATCCTGCTTTCGTTTCTCTATTCTATCAAGATAACGGTAGCAAGGAAAACATTGAGCGTTGGTTGTCTCAACAAATCCAAACGCCTAAGATGGCTGAACAGATTTTCTTCGATAGAACAATTACTGATTCAGACCTTCAAGGTAGGGTTGCTAGACCATCAACAGATGAGTTCAGACGCAGAGAAAATAGAGATATTGCCGAGGCTAGAATTAAAAGTTTTGAGAATGTCTTTTTGTTCCCAGATGATGAATATTTTGATGAATTCTATAGCAAATATAAAGGCAGTAGGTTTGCTGTCTTCTTAGGAAAAAAGGACGGAAAGCAGTTCGTTAAACTTCTAAGAGGAACTCCTAGAAATTTCGTTAGAGGTTTCGATTGGCCTGATGAAAAAATTGAAGAATATACTGACGCTGAAGAATTTGAGCCGGATATTGCAACTTCAGAAGAATTACCAGAAGTAGACTTATCTTTTAACATTGCTACATTGTTAACAGAAGAGAACCATGAAAAATATTATACACTTTCTGACATTTCTAATTTAGGCCCATCTTCGACGAAAGACTTCTTATTCTCATGTCTTCTATTGGTTGACCACTTTATCAAAGATAACTCAGAAGAAAGTGAGAATTTATCCTCCGATATTTCGTCCACCCCGGAGGCTTTATCTGATGAGTCTTCCTCCCTCATGAAGAGGGTGCAGGCATTAAGTGGCGAGTTAAAAGAAGGATTAGTTAGTCTTCATGATAAAACTATCGAACAATTTTATAATCACATCAAAAGTAGCCTCAATGACCCTAATAAAGTTTCAAGACTATTAGCACAAGAAGATTTAGTCAAACGTCTAATTGCAAATAAAATTATAGAAATGGACACTATTAAAGTGGAGGAAGAACCATGAATGCTAGTGAAAAACAAAAAGCACTAGAAGCCCTGAATGAGAGATTCGGTGGCCCTCAGCCTCTATTGGGCCTTTATGGTAAATACCGAGGAGAGACTAATGCTAGAAAAAAGGAAGGTTTGATTATTGACTTTCTTGAAGACCAAGGTATCGGTTTTTCATCTGACGAATCAGAAGAATTAATTGAGAAGATTCAAAGTTTATTTACGGGGCGTGATAGCCCTTTCCGTGGGCAAAGTTCAACTTCTGGACCTGTTGAGCCAATGGAGGAAACTCAGATTACTGCGCTACTTGAAGGTTATGTTAAAAAATTAAAGACATTCAAAGTCACTTATAGCGGAGAACCAATTACTGCTAGAGACTTAATTGAAACCTCTCTCAATGATTTAAATAGAAGGTCGATTTCAAAATATAAGGGAGAGGCAAAGGCTAGAATTCGTGACCTTACTCAGAAGATTGATGACGGTAATCTTAAATTACTTAATCCCGGCCTTCATCAGAAATTAATCAATTTCGCTCGTTCTATCATTCGAAAAATTAATCCTAAACCTAGTCGTAAAATTAAAATCATTAACTTCACTTCTCCTCTCAGGGATGAATTTAAGTTAGGTTTGTCCAAAGAAGATAGAGACAGAATTTATAAAGAGTTCGAACAAGTCAATGAAGACTATGGAGAACTCATCGAATTATTCTCAGACCCTAAATTTAAGAAGTTAGACTTTGTTCAAACAGTTACGAAAAAGAATTTAGTAAAAAACGCTAAATTCATGATTACTGATGATGAGTTTAGCCCAAAGGAAGTTTCTATTTTTGATGCAGCCGGAGCAGCCGCTAATATGTTCGATACTTTAATTTCAAAGTTAGGATTTGCAAATGCATTTCAAAATATGCTTGACTCATCAGAAGGTGTAAAGGGCAAAACTCGTTTCGATGCTAGTGTTACAGAAGAAAGAATAGAGAATGAGTTTACGGAATATGAAGATAAATTTAAAACTGCTATGGAAAGAGTCCTTCTCGACCCATTGTCGGTTCTTCATGTAAATCAAAATCTTAATGGTCTTGCCGTTAAATCTGATGCTTTTGGAACAAGTAGAGAGGACGCTCTCAATTATCTTCGTGAAATTTTCATTGAACCAATGTTTGACGAAATTCAAGGAAATGAAGTGGAAGTTAAATTCAAAGAAGATGTTGAAGAAATCATTGATGATTTGTTCGAGAATCTAGAGGAGTTGGAAGACTACGCTTCTTTCAAAGTAGATATTGATAGTGAAGGTATGATTTCACAGAAACAAGGTGCTGATTATTATCTGCCTAACTTTTTAGCACAGCATTCTTCTTTTAGTGGTATTTATAGAAGTGTTAAACAGAAGGAAGATGAAATCAAAGTTTTCCTAGACGCTGTTGTTGATTTCTATTTCGGTGAAGATAAACCCGTTAGGGCTGCAACTATGACGGGGGCTGCTTTCCCTACTACTCCAAGTAAAAAGGATGTTGGTCAAGGTAAGAGGCAGTTTAGAGTCGCTACGAGAACTACTACAGACAGAGACTATTTCTCTCTAAATCTTCCTGTTAAAAAGAAGAAAGCAACCGCTAAGAAGTTTGAGGAAAAACTTTCTGAATTACTTGAGAAGACATTCATCAAAGCAGCGCAACTTTGCGAAGAATTAGATTACTTAGTTTTCTATAGGAATCATCCCTTCGTTAGCGCCATTGAATCTTCAACTTCTCTTAGGGGTTCTTTTGAAACAAAGGTTAATCGGGGCCTAAGTTCCATTACATCAACTCAAATCAATTCTATCACGGGTTTCTTTGAAGAATTTAAGAATCCCGGTGAAGTAAGAGATTTTGATAAGTTGGCTAAAAAGGCCAGAAGGGCTTCACGCGCACTTGCTAGTTTCTTCGGTAAAGCAAGAAGAGGCCCCGAACAAAAACAAGTTTTAAAGGAATTGGCTGCATTTATTGGCTATCAGATGGACCTACAAGGTTTAGATAAGACAACTCCTCTTGGTTTTAGCGAGTTTGATAAAAGCCCCATTGAACTTTATAAAGATTTAAAAATTAATGAGCCAAAAGATATTGAATACTTCAATGCTATGATTTTAATTCTTAATGCAAATCCCGAAAGGTTTGAAGAAAATGTTCAGGGTCTTCTTACGTTGGGTCGGGACTTTAACATCATAAGTGAAAAGGCATTTATGCGTGTTAAAAAGGCTCTACTTGAAGCACATGATAATTTAAGACTACTCAAGGGAGAGCAGGTCTATTACGGCCTACTCTCTTATGAAAATATTGAAGACATCATTAAGATGCAAAACTATCTTCAACAGAGCAATTTAGACCTAACGGCTCTTGAGATTGAGAACATCGTAAAGGCTATTGATTCTTTCAAATCTATTGGATTAGAATACGGTGTGTCTTCTGATTCTGTCTATCTAATCAAAGCGAACTTTAGGTGACTTTTGTGAATTGGAAAGAAGTTCTCAAGGCGAAGGCCACCGCAACGCATAATAGCAAAGGTGAGCCTAAAGACCGTTGCGCTAAGTTAGCCGATAAAAAATACGGAATGAAAAGTTCAGCCTATAAATCTGGCTACATGGTTCAATGTAGACAAGGTAAAAAATCTAAACTTAAGAAAGCAAATGATGATTTGCATGAATGGTTTGGAAGAAGAGGTGGAAGCGGTCCGGTAAAGGGTTGGATTTCGTGCCAATCTTGTGAAGACGACGAAGAGGGAACAGAACCCTGTGGTCGTAAAGATGCTTCTAAGGGAACTAAGCAAAGATGCAGACCTACTTGCGCTGCGTGTAAAACGTATAAAAGAAGGAGAGGATGAAGTGACTTGGAAAGATATTCTAAAAGCCCATTGCGGCACAGAAAAAATGGGCTGCGGTTGCGCTGATTGTGAAAAGCAAGAGATGGAGAAACTCTCTGGTAATCAAAAGAAAATTGATGCCGACAAGGACGGAAAGATTACCGGAAAAGATTTTGCTATGCTTAGAAATCCTAAGAGGTGATTATAATGAGTTGGAAAAATATTTTAAAACAAAAGTTTAACTTTGATTCTTTAGATTTCAAAGTAGATAGAAACGGTAATTGGAACGTTATCTACGAATTCGGAGAAGGAGTGAAATTTAGCATCCTTGCAGGAAAGGGAGCATATAGCACTCCTAGAGAATACCTCGATAACCCTATGGATTACCGTCAATATGAAGTTATGTTAGCCTATCCCGGATTAAAACACCCTCAAGACATTGGCATTAAGGAAAACGATAATGTTTTTGGTTATGTAACCAAAGAGAAAATTGCTGAATATGCTCGGCTTGTTGAGGAAAACCTTCCTTCTAAGAGGAAAGAGAAGAAACAGAAAGATAATCTGAGCAGATTAGTTAGCGCATTTAAGGAATGATTATAATGAGTTGGGAAGTCATTCTAAAACAGTTGGCTTGCCCACGGGCAACCAAAGACTTGAAGTTAAACACTAAGAACAGAGATGCTGCTATCAAAGCAAAGCATATTCAGTATGGTCCCTTGACTATTGAAAAACCCGGTGACTATTGGGAAAAAATTGCAGAACATTGGAATACCGATGTTGAGGCTGCTAAGAAAACCAATTGTTCAAACTGTGTTGCTTTTGACGTTAGCCCAAGAATGAAAGAATGTATGCCATTAGAGGGCAAATTGGGATATTGTTGGATGCACGACTTTAAATGTCATAAGGATAGGACTTGTTATACTTGGGCCGCAGGTGGTCCTATTAAGGATGATGAAAAGTCCAAGAAAAACCAAATGAAAGGTGATTGAAATGAATTGGAAGACTATTCTTAAAAATGTTAAAGTGGATGCAAAAAAACTTTGTTGCACCAATTTAGTATCTGATTTTGCTATGCTTGACCATAAATTAGCAGATTACTATGAAAGTATGTCGGATGAATTTCCTTATCTAAAACCAAATGCGGAATATATGAGACAAAATGCGGAAAATATTTTAGAATATGATGTAGAAGAAACATGCGATTATATTATTCAATTACTTAAAGAAAGAATCGAAAGTGCAAAAAACCCACCAAGAGGCGAAAGTAAATTACCAAGTTGGTATGTTCCGTCTGCTAAAAAAATATTAGAAGACTTCGAAAAATGCAAAAATGAAGGGAAACAAGATGATGCACGTTCTGTTTCAGATTTATTTTCAGATGAAAATCCTGCTTCATTCTTAGATGAGTATATCCGTCCAAAAAATAGGAGAAATTGAAATGGATTGGAAAGATATTCTCAAAGAAAAGGAGGACGTCTTAAAATTTAAAAGACGTTTTAAGAAAGTAGTCACGAATAAAAAAACCGGAAGAAAAAAAACTGTTAGGTATGGTCAAGCAGGAAAAGCCAAAGATGGAAAAGATAGAATCAGACCCGGAACTTCTAAGGGGGACGCTTACTGTGCTAGGTCTAATAAAATCAAGGGCAATTGGAGAAGTGACCCCAATAGTCCAAATAATCTAAGTCGTAAGAAATGGAAATGTCACGGTAATAAATCAAGAAGGTGATTAATTTGGCTGAATACTACGATAGGAAATATCCTGTTCAGCATCCTCCTGAACAAATTTCTAGAGAACTTAGGCAAAAATTTAGTGCCTCTCCATCATTACATGGGGCAATTAACAGGTTTGTTCCTATCTTGGAAGAGTATGCTTTAAAGGATAAAAGCAGGGCTTCAAGATACAAAAGTTTGGCTCAGAGACTCAGGAAAGTATCAGAAGAAATTAAAGGTCTAATCAAAGAATACGAGTGATAATATGGAATTCAAAGATATGCCTAAAGAGGAATTAGTTTCTCTTTGGAAAAAAACAGAAGGAGGAACCCTACCGAGCAATCGTTCGAAAAATTCTCCTCTTGATTCTTTTTATCCTATCACCAACTATTTAGTTTTATTTGATGATGACAACATTGTTGGTGCTGCTGGGTATTCTAAAAAAGAAGGCATTACTTTAAGAGGTGGAACTTTCGTTTCTCCAAAATATCAAGGAAAAGGATTTTATAAAAAATTAACAGAAAAAGCAGATAATACATTACCAAAACCTTATTTTGCTGGATTTAGTAGTAGCACTATGTCTAATAAGGATTGGATTCGAATTAATGAAGGTAAAGGATGGACGATGGCCCCTACTGATGAACAGTTGGGAAGTTATGGAAATAATTCAACCGTTGAAGGTTTTAGAAATTATTACAGTAATCACCCTAAAGGCGCTACATGGGGAGTCAAAGGCTTACCAATTTCAAAGTGGTTTTATGTTTTAAGGGGGAGGAAATGATGGAGTCCGCACCTTTAGACTTGCAAGAAGCAATGGACATGAAGTTGTCCGCCACTTCTTTTCCATATTTCTTTCAGCAAGTTTTAGGTTTTGACTTTCCATCTTATATTCAAGAATGGCACGAACTGATGAATAGCACTCAAAGAACTGTTATCATCTGTTCCCGTGACCACGGTAAGTCTGTATTTATGCACAGTTGGGTCGTTTGGAATTTAGTTTTCCAAGAGCCACCTTATCAAATGCTTTATATTTCATCTAACCAAAAACAGACAATGGTTCACATGAGAGACATTGATAAATTATTCGCCCATCCATATCTCAAGAAATATAAACCTGCACGCGGTTGGGCGATTGGAAACATTACTCTTACGAATGGAAACCAAATCCTTGAGCGTTCTGTCGGTTCTCAGATTCGTGGTCTTCACCCACAAGAGATTGTAATTGACGACCCTTTGAAAGAATTTAGCATGACCGCTATTCAAAAGGTTACTGATTGGTTTTATGGAGACATGATTCCTACACTTCACCACACCGCATCACTTCGCGTTATTGGAACACCTTTCAGTTATACAGATATTTACCAACAGTTAGCAGAAAACGAAGCCTACACGGTTAGAACTTATCCCTGTTTAGATTCATTAAATGAACCCCTATGGCCCGAGCGTTGGAACTACGATGCTCTTATGTCTCGTAAGGCTGAAATTGGAACTCTTAAGTTCACAAGAGAATATATGTGTGTTCCTATTTCAACAGGTATGAGTTTGTTCAATCCAGAATACTTAGATGCTGCTAAGAATAAAGACCTCGTTCTAAAGCCAATGCGAAGAGAAGGTCACAAATATTTCGTTGGTGTGGACCCTGCTATTTCAACTGATGGTGACTATAACGTAATCACGGTTCTCGAAATGGATGAGGATGAGAACAAACGTTTGGTCTATATTGACCGAGCAAAGAACGTTCAATTCCGAGACAACATTCAGAAAGTTAAACTGATTAACTCAATGTTCCGTCCTGAAGTTGTTTTGTTTGAAACAAATACATTCGCAAAGTCTTTCACACAAGAGTTACGCCAAGTCGCGGACATTAACGTTCATGATTTCAACACGACTCGTCGGAAGAAGCAGGAGATTATTCTCAATCTTCAAATGTCTCTTGAGAATAAGAAAATTCAGTTCCCTTATGGCAATGAAGAAAGTAGGAGAGTTACTTCAACATTAGTAGAAGAAATGTCTATGTTCGCAATTACAGACAATGGAAAGTTTGAGGGAATCGGCGCACATGACGACATGGTTATGAGTCTCGCCTTAGCAAATGCAGCCACCTATCAGGCTTCAGAAGCGTTTATTCTGCTTGACGACTTGGACCTGTTCGGTGGGAACCCAACCACTTCCCGACCGCAGCGCGGCTTCATGGGCCTGAACTTTTGAGGTGATTATGTGCCTACTCCTGAAGAATATAGAGAAGCGGCGAGCCGAATGGAGCGTCTAGCAGAATTAGATGAAGAAGAAGAACAAGTTAAAGATGAGGCAGAAAGAGCCTTAGGTGTAGACTTTACTGAAATTAGAGCATCACTTGATACGGGAGCAGTTTTTTCAGAACTAGAAGAAATTACCAAACTATCCAATGATTTAAAAATTAATGCTTCCCAAGCAAGAAAGCACTTAGATTCTTTTCCAAAGGAGTATATTGTTAAAGAAGAAACTGTTCCAGACTTGATTAGAAAATTGCGTAAGGCTAGGCGAAAGTTAAAGGGCGATGATAGAGAACGTATGTCTAAATCTATTGATACTCTTATTGATGCTTATTCTGACCATATTGATAAGTCAATTAATTTTATTCATTGGGTTAGGCCATACAAATCTACTCTTCTTAAAATGAGATTTAATGAAAAAGATTTACATAAACTCCATAAGATGAAAAATAAAGATATTCGAAGAGAAGTTGTCGATTCTTTGTGTAAATATTGGGAGGCTGACCTAAATCAAAGAGAAGTAAATTTAGGAAAAGAATTTGCTATTCTCCAAAAAGAAATGAATTCTGCTAAAAAGCAATTTCGAAACTCCCTTGCTAAAATTTCAAATCAATCTATTACTAAGTCGAAGAAAGAGAGGATTGAAGATTTTATCTTGAAATCAGTTTGTGATGAACCCGGTATTGGAGCAAAGCAGATTCATGATAGAATGCCTACTATTTTATATAAATCTTCAAGTCCTGCATCTATTTCTCAACTAGTTAAAAAATTAGATATCGTTAACACAAGTGGTTCTTATTATAAATTCTCTTCAGAGATTAAGAAAAATATTTGGGCTTATACTGCTGCATTTATTGATTCAGATGGTTACATTACAATGGATAGGAGTTTTAACCCTAGGGTCGGTTTAGTTGCAACGGGCGAAAGAGGGAAGGCTTTCATGGAAGAAATGCATAAAAGCATTGGTTTCGGTCGTCTTCATCTTGACCAAAAGTCACCACAAGATACCCGTCCTGTTAATCGCCTAAACTTTTATTCACAGGATGATGTGCATAATCTTCTCACCAAATGTCTTCCTCACTTCCGATTAAAGAAAGGAAATGCAGAATTACTTCTAGAATTAGTCCGAATGAAAAAATCATTTAAGAAACAAGATTGGTATAAGCAACGATGTGGTGAAATTTTCAAACTTATGAAATGGGAAAACCACAAAGACCACGTTGGTTTTGATTTTGAAAAAGAAGGCATCTATAAAGACGATATTCAAAAGTATAGAGATAACTGCAAAATGTCTGCAATGGATGAATTAGAAGGAATTGGAACCATCATTAAATTTGATAGAGCAGGCCTTGAAAGAAGTTATCCTAAACTGAGAAATTTACCAGATGAAGCAGTTAAGGAATTCCAATCTAAAATTAACGATAGGCTTAATTTTGAAAGTGCTACCTCAATCATTTCTAAACTTCTAAAAAAGTATAAAAATCAGTTAAAAGGATTTAAAAAGTCAGAAGAAAATACAGTTGAAAATAAACTACAAAAGAGGGCTGCTTATGCCTGATTGGAAATATTATAGTTGTTGTTATGACCCTGAATATTTTGGTTCAACAGAGGCTCCTTTTGGCTTTTGTTATGATTGTTGGGTAAAAGCAGGTATGCCTCAGCCAATGGATGCCGACACCCTCTTGAATGATGACGAACAAGCGACGGACGGAGGCGTTAAGCATGGCTGAAGGACCAAGACGCTTCTCCATCACTAACCTCTTTAGGAGGCAAACTCCGAAACCTGCCGATAGGCAAGTTTTCAATATGGGCATCCAAGAAAGAAGTTATCAGCACATGGTAACTTCTCCAATCATTTATTCTCTGCATCAGCAATCTGTTATCGCTAGAACTTGCACTACGCAATTAAAACAGGAAACGTTTAGACGAGGCTATCATTGGGAAAAGGCATTTGAAGCAAGATGCGAAAGTTGTGGAAAAGAACACGATAAGCCGGTTGATGAGTGTGCTAGGTGTGGTTCAACAGAATTAAAAAAACCTAATCCTAAACAACTAATTTACGCTGAAAACTTTATTGAAGGATATGTTAATAAGTCAGAACAATTATTCATTGATGTTCTTAAAGAATTAGAAGACGACCTCAACATTATGGATGATGCATACATTGTTCTTGTTAAAGAATATTTTATTGATGGGAACGGTAAAATTAGAATGCATCGTATCAAAGAAATGTATCGGGGCGACCCTGTAACTATGAATATTTACTCGGATGAGGATGGAGTTAGAGGAACCAAAGGCTTTACTTGTATTAATCATCGTTCAGTATTAGTCTCTGAACCGCATGAAACTTGTGAAAGTTGTGGTGGTAATCTTCTTCCTGTTCATTTCGTGAATCGCGCTCATGGAGAAGACCAATATTTCATTGAAGGAGAAATTCTTCACTTTAGTAAATATAGCCCTTCTCGTTTATATGGGACTTCTCCTATTCTTACTCTTTATAATTTAATCATGACTCTAATTGCAATGGAGAATTATGTAAATCAATCTTACACTAAGAGTAGAATGCCCCGTGGTCTTCTTGCAGTTCAAACTAGAAACATGGAATCCATGCGTTCTTTCTGGCGTTCCGTTAAAGAGAAGATGGAGGCTGACCCCCATTTTATTCCTGTAATGGGTATTGAAGCCGAGAACGGCAAAGGTGCTATTGAATGGATTAAGTTTATGGACAGCCTAAAAGAGATGGATTATGTCGCAGTAAAGGATGACTTACGCGACAGAATTTCTGCTTTCTATGGTGTAAGCAAAGTCTTTATGGCTGATAACACAACAAGCGGTGGTCTTAACAATGAAGGTATGCAAATCCTTGTTACGAATCGTGCGGTCCAAATGGCTCAGAATGTGTATAACAATTACGTTTTCCCATACTTAACTAAACAATTCGGTATCACAGATTGGAAACTTAAACTTCCACCATCCGAAGAAGAAGATGAAATTGCTGTTCTTAGGAAGCGTGAATTAGAAATTAGCCTTGCTGCTTCTATGAAAAATATTGGCTTTGAGGTTGATATGGATGAAGACGGACAATTTACTTTCAAGAAACCTCCGCCTGAACCAAAACCTGAAGAACAACCTGAAGGTGAAGAAGGTGCTAAGGTTGACCCATTAGCAGGTTCAAACGTTGACCAACGTGACCTCGATGAAATGCAACGCCAAGCGTTACAGGGTGGAAGTCCTACGCCCCAAGAGAACCCACCGGCCACAAGAAATAAAGCACGGCAAAGCGTGGGACCGGATAAGAGATTCACCGGATTACCTGAAGATGCGGGTAATCAAAACGTTGATAGAAGAAGTGAAAGGAGGATTCCTTGATGTGGAAGAATGAATTAAGAAAGGCAGAAAGATTACCGGGAACTCCTGATATTCTTATTGCTCTAGGAAAGACTTTAGAAAATTATCAGATTATTGGAGGTGCAGGAAGAGAAAGCATCTTTTATTTCTTTGAAAAGCCGTATAACTATCAAAAAGAATATGAAATTCTTTTAGATATTGCTAAAAAATATAATCTAACAACTAAAAATGGGGAACCTAACATCCTTTTGCTTACAGATTACACGGAAGACGATTATGAAGAATTTTCTAAAGAAGTGATTGATAGACTTTAGAATAAGGTGATTAAATGACCGAAGATTTAAGACAAAAAGAAATTGCTCTCCGAAAGGAGTTGGCAAAAGTAAAAGCGCAGAATGCAAACGCAGATAGAAAAATTACTCCTAATCGGGATTTTTCTGTTGGCTTACCTACTGACACAACACACAAGTCTATTCCTACTTCAAGGGATATTCCTGATGTAGTTAGTCTTCCTCCACGTCGTCGTGGACGAAAAGAAAACATTCCCTTCTGAGGTGATTTTAAATGTGGCAAAACCTTCTTAAAGAAGACGTTGAGCCAGATATGCTCTCGCATGGAAATGTAATTAAGACTGTAGTTGGAGATAGACTTTATTCAAAAATTACAAAATTTACTAGTGCTTCTGAATTAAATAGTTTCTTAAAGCAAAGAGCATTTAGCGAACAAGTATATGCTTCTTATAAAAAACGACCCCTTCCGAATGATAGGCTAACACCCGTAAAAAGAAGAACTTATACTGAAGCAGATGCTGAACAAATTAGGTCACTTAAACCAGAGGGCAAAAAGAAAAAGAAAACTGCTAAGGAAAAAAGAGAAGAAGAGAAAAGGCGAAAATTGATTGATACTCTTACTGAACAAGTTAAAAAACCAAATCTGGAAGGGCTTCTTGAGTCAAACGAGGTTAAAAAATCATCTGACTTTAAGGACTTTTTAAGAACTAAGTATGGTAGAGTTAAGGAGACTGAAACGAGACTTGTCAATATTTTAAAAGGAATCTCGGATTCTCCAAAGGGAATTACCACTAGCACTCTTCTAAAAGATATTCGAGAGCAATTCGCTGCATTTTATTCTGAACAACCATCTCGAAGAGGAGTTAAAAGACTTGAAGCAGAAGAAATTGCTAAAGAAGTTCCAGAAAAACTTTTAAATCTTTCAGAGGAACTTTCCAAGTCAATTGAAAACTTAGATTCTGATGACCAATCAACTGATGAAGAACAAGACCTTTTCATTAAAATCTTAGAGGGGCAACCATTACTGAAGTTAGAGTTAATTAAAATTCTAATGGAAAACGATGATTCTCAATTAAATAAAAACTCTGATATTTTTGACTACACATTAGACCCTAGTGGTGGTCTAAGGTTCGTTAAAAGACCAAACGAAATTACCCCAGAAAGTAGAGGATATAAAGAATACTTTCAAAATATAAAAAAGATTTTATTTGTAATAAAGGATAGTGAAAAGGCTATTCTCAGATTAACGAGATTTGCTAGTAGGGCTTACGGTGTAAAAACTAAAATCCCGATTGATATTCAAGGAATTTCTGGAAGAGGAAAACAAAGGTTAGCCCAAGAAAGAGAGAGGAGTAAAAGGATTTCTAGAAACATCACTAGGTTTCAAACTTCTATTGTTAAGATTAAGACACTTGCTGAATCTAATCCGGGTTCTTACCCAATCACAGACAAAAGATTGCGTAAAGAATATGAGAAAGTTAAAGAAGAAATGCGTAAGGCATTATCTGAAATTCTAATTAAAATTAAATATGCGGGTAAAGAAGGTTCCGAACTTTCTGAGGAAGACAAAAAAAGAATCCAAAGAAATCTTCAAAGAGAAAATATTAGACCAGATACCTTTACTTCATCAGAATTAAAAGAAAAGAATAGAGAAATCGAGAGCATTACTCAAAATGATGAACTTAGATATCTTTTAATTTCTGACCCTCAATATGCTAAAGTTGTTGAAGAGTATGAATCAACATTAGATAAAATTGTTGAAGACCGAAAAATGAAAATGACTGATATTTTTAATTTGATTGATAAATTATCTGACGACTTGTCTGGATTAGGAAGAAAATTCAAAGTAGGGATGACTGAAGAAATTTCTGAAATTGTCGAAGGATATACTGTTGAGTTCTTAGATTCTTTAAAGTCCCAACTAAGTAGGGTAAAGGAAGAAGTTTCTGAAGTGGTTGATAGTCTAACCGATGAAAAATTCAAAGAAGAGGACAAGATGGAAGAACTTCTAGAAGAACTTCTTAAAGATAAAATTGAAGACCCTGACTTTGATGTGGAAGATACTAGACTCTTATTGAAAATTTCTGAAGAACTTCAAACACAAATTAAAATTTTAGAAAAGACTCTAGACTTCATTAGAAAAGAAGTCGCAAAAAGACCGGAGGCATGATTATGACTTGGGATTACTATGACACCGGAAAAGAATTCATTCTAAAAGAAGAGAGAAAATCTCCTGAAAAACTTTTAGATACTCTTAATTCTAAGGAAAGAAAGAAACTTAAGAAGACTCTTCAAACGGCAGAGCCTTCTGAATTTTTTGGTCAAGACTTCACAAAACTAGGCGATTTGATTACCCTTTTAAAAACAATGGAACTCGTCAAATCAGATAAAAAACTCACAAAGAAGATGAAGTCTATGGACGAGCGCAACGTTGATATTGTCGCCACGGCTAGCAAATTACGGAAGGAGTATGAGTTACTCTATCGCCAATTGGAAGATTTAGTTTATCCCGCTAAAAAGAAGGAGGAAAAATTATGAACGAAGATTTATTAGAGATTTTAAAAGCACTCACGACTAAGATTGAACAACTAGAGAAAGCCGTTTATAATAACGACAATCTTCTGATGAAGTCAGGTTATGTTGTTGTTGATAGCCCTACCCCTTCGATGAACATTCAAAAATCCTCAGGGGTTGGTGATGTTTCTGGTATGGATTGGTCAGAAATTCACGATGTTGTGAAGAAATTATCAGGTGAGTGAAATGCCAGAAAGAGTTACACCCGAAGAAAGATTAGTGAGTCTTGCTATTGAAAAGGCTAGAAAGGCTAAGGAAGAATTGAGTGCAAAGAAAAGAAAGAACATTGAGCCTACTCAAATTGGTGAAGTTGAGCATGAAGCCAAAAATGCCAAGTTAAAGCGACCAAAGGCTCAGGCTGATAAGACTAAGATTAAGACCCAAAGTGAAGAAACTCATTCAGGTTATGGTCTTGCAGGTCAAGAAATGAAGAAGGCTAAGTTTAGAGGACCACCTAGAGAAAAAGCAGGTTATCCCGGCCTCGCCGGTAAATTATTGGCTTCGCTTCAGATGATGGACCATCACATTAAGGAACTGAGTAAAAGTTCCGATACTAAAGACAATTATCATGTAAACCAAATCGCAAAACTTCATGAAAAAGCGATGGAAGATTATATAGAACAACAAAAATATGGTGGAGCCGGTAGAACTGGACATAGTAGAACCGATGAAGAATTCATTAATCTTAGATGATTTATATGCCTCTTCTTCTCGACAAAGAAGAATCTCCTTCTGAAGAGATTATTCGCTTATTCGAGAAGACTCGCGTAGCGTATCTTTCTGCGCGTGAAGACCCAAAAGAATACGGTAGTCGTTGGCGAAAAGCAGTTGAAGACTTAAAGGAAATTTATTCTAAGACTAATGCTCTTTCAAATGTATTAGAAGACTACCTTAATGAAAATGTATTAGAAGCAAAAGATGCTTCGGACCCACAAACCAATGAAGCATCTAAGATTTATGAGAGCATTAAAAATATGAGACTTTCCGCTGATGAAGCCAATGACCCTTTCACAAAGAAATACAAAGATAAAGTTCTTGAAGTATTACTTGAAGAACCAGAGACTATGGCTAAGTTTCTTCACTATGCTCTAAGGGACGGGAATGATGCTCTTCCTGAGAAAGTTTGGAGCATTAAAGATATGCAACCGGACGAAATTACGGACGGCTTCCCCGGTCTTGACCTAGAAGTGGACGACGTTGCCCTATACATCATCGAGCAATACGGTGATGGAAAAGACTCAAAGAAGGTCGAAAGCAAAGTTAGTTCTGCTCTTGACCTTTTAGAAATGTTTTATCTCTCTGAACACAAAGAAGAAGAGTTAGATGAACTTAAAGAAATTGAAAAGGCCCAGAAGTCTGTGGAGGAAAAAGCACAGTCTGATTTCTTAGTTCCAAATAAACCAATGTATCGTATTTTCGATATTGAAGACCTGAATGAATTAAAAGGTTTTAGTGGTAATTGGGTCATCCAAGAAAAATATGATGGTATGAGAATCCAAATTCATAAGATTGATGATAAGGTTAAAATTTATTCTTATAATGAAAAGGATATTACTGATAAGTGTCCCGACCAAGTAAAAGAAATGAAGCAGAAACAATACGGAGACTGTATTCTTGATGCTGAACTCATTTTATTTGATGAGGATGAAGCACTTCATAGAGCAGACACAATTGCTCATGTGTTTAAAGGCAAATACCCAAATGCTACACTAAGAGCGCACGTTTTCGATATTATGCGACATGAGAACAGGTCGCTAATCGAAGAACCGCTAGAGGATAGAATTACTATTCTTTTCAACAATTACTCTTCTCGCTCTTCAACAGAGGTTGCTTTCCCATCCAAGAAAGACACTAGAATGGCCGACAATATTAAAGATGTTGAATCTTATTCGAAGGAAATTATGGAGATGCCTACATCTGAAGGTGTGGTCATTAAAGACACCACCTCAACTTATTATGTTGGAACAAGAAAGAATCCAAAATGGATTAAGTGGAAGAAGTTTGTTGACTTGGACCTTATTGTTCTCGATGTTAAGAAGACTAAAAGCAATCTGTATTCATATACGCTCGGCGCAGGACCAACAGAAGGCGAAGGTAAGCACTTCAGGGAGATTGAAGGCAAGACCTACATGGACGTAGGCAAGGCCCTTAACACCAAAATTTCTGCTAAGGTAGGCGACATTATTCGTGTGAAAGTTGATGAAGTAAAGCCTGCCGGGGATAGATACACAGTTTTCTCAGCAAAGGTCATTGAAATCCCAGAAGTAGAAGCACCTGATAAAATTGTCACCTTAGATATGTTATCTCAAGATACTAAGAAATCATTAAATTATGATGTTAGTGCTTTAGAAAAAGGAATCAAAGTTACTGACTTTATTCATGGTGAGGCCACATTAATCATTAAATCAGATTATGATGGTTTTACTATCTATGGTTTTGAAGAATCTAACCTTATGTCCAAGAATGCTATTGCAGATTTAGATATGTGGAAGGCTCAAGCCGAGGAAATTATGAAAACAAAGCAAGCAAAACTTACTGTATCTATTATCAATTTCTTAAAAGAACAAGGCCCAAAGACAGTTAGAGAATTGCATAACTTCTTGAAGAAAAAGAAATCAGAAGAATATGAAGATATTCTAGAAAGTAAAGAGCGTAAGTTAATGACTTGGGCTGAAGAAAGGGACGGTATCAGTTATGATATGTCCGAAAAGAAATTGTTTTCTGAGACAGATAAATTAATCAAGTCTGAATATAAAACTCCCGAAGAATATAGAGAAGGTTTGTTTAAGATTTATCTTCGAAAAGATGGTAACTTAGATTTTAGCATTCAACTCGGTGATGAAAACTTAGTTTGGTATATTGAACTACCGGAAAAAGATGCAATTTTTGAGTTGTTCGGAAAAGCAGGTAAATTCCCTGCTCAAGTTTCTAAAACTAAAGATAGGGAAGACTTGATTGATGCAGGAGATATTCGATTAGGTGTCCAAAGGGAAGGATATCATGAATATTTCTTAAAGGGTAATAAGTTTGAAACTAAACTGCACCTTAGAGTTATCCCTGTAAAGGATGAAAAAATGTGGCTAGCGTGGACAGGCTATAAACAAACTCCGGCTGATAAAGAAGGAGATGAAGGTTTATGGAACATTTACAAAGACAGGTATAATTCTTTGACCATTCCTGAGTCCTGAAGCGAGGTCATTATATACTCTAAGGAGATGAAGAGACATGAGAGGAATGCGAACCCTCCTGAAGTCCAATGGTGATGATGGAGATTTCACGATTCTCAAAAGCAACGACGACTTAATGATTGGTGGTTATGCAAGCATTGAAATCGTTGATAAGCAAAATGATTTGATTACCCTCAAAGCACTTAACGAAGCAGTTAAGAAATTCATGGAACAAAAGTCATTTAGGAATGTAATGACCAACCATTCAAATGTTCAAGTCGGAGAAGTAGTGGACTCTTACCGAGATAAAACAGGAAGACTCTGGAAAACAGAAGTTGATGATGTAGGATTCTTTGTTGTTATCAAACTACGCGATGATATCGAAAAAGCCAAGGAGATTAACAGAGGAATTAGAAAAGGTTCTCTCCGTTCTTTTAGTATTGGTGGACAAGCATTACAGAAAGTCAAGAAATCAAATTCTGAATTAGGACAATATAACGAAATTTCAAAGTTAGAACTGCATGAAGTCACGATTTGTGAAAAAGGAATTAACCCGGAAGCAAAGTTTGACATTTTAAAACAAGAAAAAACAGGTGAGAAAATGACCGAAAAACTAGAAAAAGCACTAGAAGAGTTAGATACACTTCTCAAAGAAGTGAATTCGCTCCGAAAGGAAGAAGAAGAAATGATGGATGACGAAATGGAACGTGGTGACTATGGCGGAGAATCCGAAGAAATGATGGATGACCAAGAAGAGTCTATGGAATACATGGACGATTCGGAAGCAAAGGCTGTTGTTTCTACTCTTGATGGCGCAGGTGTCGAAATTGGAGAACCTGCGGACCATGTAGTAATTGAAAACGGAAAACCAAAGGCTTCCGACCTTCCCGTTGTTAAGGCATTTAACAACCAAGAGTTAGAAACCCTTGACCTTTCCGTTGGAAACATCGAAAAGGCTTACGAGGCTTTCCGTCAAGAGCAGTTAGAAAAACTCGCTTACGACAACCTTCAGAAGTCTTTTTCGGCTCGCTTTGAGTCCGAAGTTTCGTCCCGTGAGAATCTTATCGCAAAGCAGAACTATGATGCTGCTAGCGAAATCGCTTCTCTTAAGAACGAATTTACTGAACTTCGCAAGTCTCTGACCTCAGAACGTGAAGTTATCGCAAAGGCTCAAGAAGAAGCAGTTGCAAACATTCCAACCTTAGACGATATCGCCAAGATGGATTGGTCCGATATTCACCGTCTTACCGGAGGAAACCTTTGAGGTGATTTAACATGAGTGGCTATATTAACACAATTGCAGATTTAGAAGCACAAACATACGGACTTGGAAACTTTGCCGCAGGTAATTCGTTACTGAAGCAAGCAGGCGCAGTTGCCGGTCTTCACACCGGACACGATACTGCTTTAGGTGTCGGTTCTGGAACAACGGCAGCAAGTGACCTATCTTCCCTCTATAACGTAATTTACGGTCAAAAGGTTTGGTCTATGCTAAACCGCGAATGCAACGCTCTTTCGATGATTTCAAAGCGCCCATACACTTCCTCCGGTTGGAGAATCCTGAAGTCTCGCCCTGCCGGTGGTAGTGGTGATACATTCGGTCTTGCTACCTCAGGAACCTTGAATGCTGCTTTACTCGGTGCAGATGCTCCCCGTGCTGACGCAATCGGTGGCGTTCCTGAGAATGCAGGTCTTTCAACTGCGGCTGATGGTTTGGGTCCAATTGCTCCAACCTACGCTCAACTGTTTGTTTCTCCGAAAGTAGTCGCACATCAATTCGACTTCTCCGAATTGGCTATGGAAATGGCAGCGATTGACGACGGTATTGGCGACATTCGCGCTCAAATGCGTGAAGACATGGGTAAGCACCACTCTGAAGTTCAGAACAAGATGCTCGTTATGCCCTTGGAGCATTATGGTGAAACCTCCGCTATGCCCCACATTGAGCGAAACTACACATCTTTGATGAAGGTTGTTTCGAGCCGTGATGAATTGCTTGCTATTGACGATAACGTTCTTGCTACCGATGTAACTAGTGCTACCAACAACTTGGGTAAAATCTTCGGTTCTGAGCGATTTACCGCTGCATCTTTCTTAGATGCTCAAGTTGACTTCGGTAGTGGCTATGCTGCGGGTGATGTTCGGGCTTTGACCTTAACTCGCTTAAACGACACTCTTCGCAACCTGCGAACCGCCGGTGGTTCTCCTAAGGTTATCCTTACGGGCTACGACACCATTCAGGCCATTTCTGACCTGTTGCAGAGCCAAGAGCGTTTCATGGACCGAAAAGAAATTGTTCCGACCGTGAACGGCGTTCGTGGTGTAAAGGGCCAAGAAGTCGGTTTCCGTGTTTCGACCTACTACGACATTCCTCTGATTCCGGTCAAGGATATGCCTTCAACTACCGGCGCTTCAACTTCGATTAGTGACTTGCTTTTCCTAGATACCGACCATATGTGGCTATCTGTTATGAAACCTACTCAATACTTCGAGGACGGTATTTCCAACGGAAACCCCTTCGGTGTTGGAACCCTCGGGAACCGCGCTCTTTACCGAACCATCGGTGAAGTTGGCTGTTCCTTCTTCAAGGGTCAAGGTAAGATTACCAACCTTCAATGAGGTGTTTTAGTTGACTAATGCAATTACATTGATTGCTGACCATAAGGGCTTTACTCGCCCAAAGGTCGTCGGTGATGATTATATCGTCCTAGCCGACTGTGCAATCTCAGCATATAGAACAGGAACAACCGCTACGGCGGCTTCTCAGACAATTACCGCTGCAACTACGGGTGATACCCTTACCCGCGCAGCAGGTAGTTATCTAACGGATGGCTTCGAAGTTGGAGATATTGTAACGATTGCCGGTTCTGCCGGTGCAAACAACGCTCTTCTTATGGAAATTACAGCGTTAACTGCAACTGTATTAACTACAGATTCTAACCTAACTAACGATACAGGTGGCGGAAACGAAGCAATTACACACGCAGGCGAGGTAGTTACCGCTGCTTCACTTGGTCTTTCAAGAATTACTTCGGTGGCTATTGTGGGACAAAACAAGTTTAACACGTATTACTACGTCGGGCGTGTCTCAAATACAGGTGATAAAGCATACCTTTACTGTTTGGCCGATGCAGGGCCTATCGCAGACAATACGGGTTTGGCCTCTGGAAACTTAGGCACAATTCGTCTAGAAGTTCGCGGACAGATTTGAGGCGGTAAATATGGTTTCTCTAAAACTGAGCAAAGACGCTAAGTTTTCTAGAATGACCGTTGTTGGAACAGAAGGGCCGACCGAGATTACTCGGGATGAAGCCTGTTCTGTTTCTTCAAGTTGGGCAATTATTAGACTTTCAGACCCTAACTTCTTATTTACCTTTGAAGAATCTGATAGAGAATTTCTTAGTTCTTTAGAGGGTAAAATTCTAGACCTTGCTTTAAGGGAACTTAAAATCAAAGGCTCGGCTTCTGATGTTGAAACAACTCTTTTGGGTGCTAAACCAAAAACTTCTGCCGTAAAAAGCAAAGTCTCAAAGGTCGCCTCTAAGGTAACAACCCCTAAACCTAAGAAAGAAACCGTCAAATCTGACGATTCTTAAAACAAAGGGGTTAAGTAGTAGGGGCTACGTCCCACCAATGGAGGAATCCAAATGGGCTTTGCAGGTTGCCGTTCAAGTGGTGTTTTAACTTCAAGTGCTGTTGTGTCTTCAGACAGAGCATTATTGATTAGCATTCATGCTACAGAAGTTGGAGGCTCCGCCGCTACGGTTAAAATTTGGGACAATACTGCTGCTTCTGGTAAAGAAATTGCTAGAATTACTCTTGCTGCAAATCAAACAATTGAGTTTGATATGCACGGTGTCCTTTGCACCAACGGCATTTATTTTGAGGAAGATGCAGGTTCAGTTGCAGTTTCCATCGAATTTGCCTGAGGTGATTTAAAGTGGCTGCTCTCAATCAAGATACTCGGCTGATTATGACCATTTTATTTTGTGGTTGTCTTAGCGGAGCAAATGTTTTCTTTTACTCTAAATATGGGATTGATTTCCCATATACCAAATTAGCCCACGGGGTTCTCTTCGGTTTAGTTACTGTTGGAGCAATTATGATTATGAAAGCCATTGGGGACTTATTCCTCAATGACCGTATTGAATTGTTTTTGCTCGACCGCAAGATTGAAGCATATTGGGCAAGAATGTCCCGTGACGAACAACAAAAGAAAAAACTTCTTGAAGCATCTAAGCAATTTCAAACGGATTATAACACTTCACCGCAGTTTGGTTTTCAAAACCAAAACAACGAGGTTAGTGCTGACTTCTTGGCTAAATTGCAATAAGGTGATATGATTGTTGATGGACCTTATGGGTATGTCTGATTCTGATTACATGTATAATCAGACTCGCGCCCATTCTGCCGACATTATGTTTCTTAAATTAAAGGCTTGGTTTTACGGAATTACTTGTTCCGTTGCCGCATTACTTTTAGGTAATGTCGGTGGAGTCTTTGGTGTTGATATCATCGGTTGGATGATTAACGCCGTTGTTGGTATTTTTACTCATTAAGGAGGGTTTCAATGAATGTCTCTTCTTACGGGCTTTGCGGTTGTTGTGACGGAAGCGGCCCTTGCTATTTACAGAAAACTTCATGCAGTTCATTTTGGAGTTTATGGAGCAACAATGGTTGGAAAGACAACATTACATCATCAATTGAGAACACGGGGAGAAGTTCAACAAATTAAAGAAAGAACGGTCGGAAGACACCGTGCATCAAGAAAATATGTTAAACTCGATGGTAATGCTCATACATTAAAAACAGCAGACATTGGTGGAGAGGCAATCTATTGGAAAGAATGGCTCAAAGATATGCGAGAGAGGAAAGTAAAATACGTTATCTTTATGATTGACCACCGACACTTAGATAGCGACTCAAATATGGACCACCAAATTGCATGGAAATTTTTTGTTGATGCGATGATTAATGATTATTGGCCTGACGGTAAAAAGAAAAAGGATGCAGACTTTCCATTAGCGGTAGGAATTTGGGCAAACAAATATGATATTTGGGGAAAAAAATATCCAACGGATGATATTCTAAAACATGAAATCTTTGAACCCTTTAGATACGGAATGAGCAAACTAAACGATAGAGGAATACCTTGTTTTAAGTATATTGTTTCTGCAAAATCTGACCCTGAAATGGTGTATAAAGGAATCTTCACAATGATTAAGGATTATTGATTATTATGTATCAGCAACCACAACTAATGGGAATGCAAAGTGCCCAAGCACCTTCGGCATTTTTGCCTAAATTACCGATGTTTCGTTCTCCGGGTCAGATTGAAGAATACAAATATGATTCAATTAAACCTAAGAAACAACTTAAGGAAATTAGAAAGGTATTGCTACCAGAAAAGAAGAAGTTTCTGTTCTTTAGATATGGAAAGCAATTTAATCTTAAGGACCGTTGTGTTGTTTGTGGAACACATCACCATTGGGATGCAGGAGATTATTTACGCCCTGTTATTCCTTTAACAGAAGTCCATAAGGGTCGCCCAATGAGAGGAACCTATTGTCCTAAACACGCTGCTATTCATATGCAAATGGAAATGTTAGAGCAACAGATTCTTGCTAATGAACATGGTCTTGAATTTAAAGGGTTTAAACCTAAAATGCCTTCAATTATGAAAAAAGGACCACTTACCGGCTTAACACCACAAGATGTTACCTCTCTCACCGCCGCCGGTTGGTCTATAAAGCCGCCCGCCCCTGCAACGATTGAGGACGAGAGGGCTGAAGCATCTGCTCTTTTGAATGACCTTAATGCAAGCATTCAAAGATTAAATCACTTAGTTGATAAAGGAGTTGAATTAAATGGGACAGAAAGACGTGATTAACGCAATTAGCAGCCAAGGAGATACGACGTTTAAAACCGTCAATAATCTTCTTTCTCTTCAAGAGAACCATGTTGAAGAATTTTTCCAATACCACGGTAAGGATTTTCTTAGCACTTTAGAAAAGTTAATGGAAGATGTTACTGAGAGAGTAGTAAGCAAAATGTTAACTAAACTAAAATTGGATATCAACGGAACTTCCGCGACAATGAACCCCGATGCTATGCGAGAATACGAAAGAATTACTGCTGAAAATATCGAACTTGATATCGAGAGAATTCTACAATCTGCATTAAATCAAGAGGTAATTCAGCAACGTAAAATGGCGAAGCAGCAATACCTTGAATCTCAAGGCTTTGGTGCAGGTTCACCGGGCGCGGCTGCATTTGGTGGTGGCGCTATGGGTGGTGCTATGGCCGGTGGTTATCAAATGCAAGGGGCTATGCAAAACGGCTCAGGTTATCCGGTTCCACCTGCCGGAACAGACGGCTATGGTCGTCCTTATTGGATTGACCCACAAACAGGGCAAATGTCCTATGAACCCCCACAAGCAGGATTAGGCTTGATGCAAGTTGCACAAAAGGGTGCGGCTTGGGCTAAGTGGCTAATGTGAGGTGTTTTACTTGAGAGTTCTAATTGGCGCTGATGCTACTAAGGCCATTGAAACTAGTAGCGATGAATTTAGAACTCTTGTTTTAGGTGCTATGTTTTCTGATGTAGTTACAGGTTCAGCATTTGCTGATAACTTGGACTTATTGGAAGAGGCAATCGAAGACCCTAGAAATGAAAAGGTAAAGGGCTTTAGCCAGAAAGAAATGGTTAAAGAAATGAAAAGGGTTGTGAAAGATATTAGCAAGACACCAATTGGAAAACTTCTTCGGGGCCAGAAACTTTATGCAAAGTTTACAGTTGATTCTGGTAATGAAGTTGAAAAACCATTAGAAGACTTAACTCTAGATGAAATCTTAGATGATGAAAAGATTAAGAGACTTTTAGGTTTTAGGCAGTTTCAAAGGCCACCAGAAATTGAAGCAGGGACCGATGGGTTTATTACTTCTAATTATTTGAAAAAGGCTATTAAAAGAAATTATTCAAATGAAAATGAAGGCTTTATTGGTGAAGAAAATGTTTTATCTGTAGAACTTTCAGAAAGCCAAACGAGTGATATTAGTGGTTCAAAGGTAGATTACTTACAAAAGGAAGGCTATAGTCCTTACTTAACTCCCGTCAAAGAACCTAGAACAATCTTTTATGATGTCTCTAGAGATAGGGTTAAGGATGACGGTTTGCACACAAACGCATTTAATATGTTAGTCTCAAAATTTAAAAAAGAAGTAAAAGAATTTAGTAAGGTCAAGGATGCTAAGGAAGATGAAAACTTTGAAGACTATTCAATTAGGATTAAAAATTCTGTTAGTGAGGATTTATTTAATTTCTTAATTTCTAACGCAATCAAAGAAAAAATTCTTTTGGAAATCTTCCATCTTCATAAACAAAAGAGAAAAAAAGTTGATGAAGGTAGTGAACGCTTTGAAGGAATGACTCTTTCTGAAATCATTAGAAATCCTGATAAATTTATTCAAAAAGTTTATCCTAATGATTGGCATCTCTATAATATGGAATTAGAAATCGAATCCATGAAAACAAAATATAAGATTAAACTATCAGGTATTAAAACACACGGTCTGTTTGAAACAGGTCTAGTTTCGGGAAAGGGCGAAGGAGATGACTACACCTCTATCGGTTTTTCTGTTCCATTAGGAACCCAAAGAAAAGGTTCAAAATACCGTAAAAAACTTCGAGACTTTGCGGCTGTAATCAGAAACAATTATCTTGAACTAATGGAGGTTTGAGAATGCCGGTAGCGTCATCACCAAGCGATTATACCTCAATTGCTCCTGACTACGCGAATGGCTATGGTTTCTATACTGATGTTGTGGCAGTTGCAGATATGCTACAGGTTCCTGAATTTACTGATTTAACCAATCCATCAGAAGCACAAGTTGGTGCTATTATCAAGCGCGTCGAAGGAATGGTTGATGATAAAGCAAAGCGTTCTTATCGCCCTATTATTCACGAACAAGAGTTTCACAATTTTGAATTCACTCGTCATCCTATGCATTCATATTATGGCGGATATGTTGGTTTTATTCAACTGCCCCAAATGAAAGTCCGAAAAATTATTTCATTAAGAGTTTGGCAGGGTAATCATTATGAAGAAATTGCATCGGCTCAAGCGTCTATCCAAATGCTAGATAATTTTAGAGATTTACATTCTATTACTTTGCAATTACCCAATAGTGGAACCTCCTTTGAAACAGAAGCAAGCACAGATGGTTCCCCTCTTGCTACTGAATTCGAAGTCACCTTTGGAAAGAAAACTGCTATGTCTGAATTAGCCCATCTTATCAATGAAGAGTTTCCATCTTCAACTTCACAATTTACTAAAGCAACTTCGGCAAAGAGCCTTACTGTTGGTAATTTAACGGTGTCTGACTACTTTTATGCTCAGAAGGACTCAGAAGATGGGACCACCTTGCTCATTTCGTCCCTGCTTCCAAGCGACGACGGCTCGGATTGTGTGCTAAAAGCGAGCATTCAACAGTCAGCAACTACGGTAAATGCCTCGACCAATCTAACAGTCGCAGATAGCAGTAAGTTAAAGGTAGGCATGACTCTTAGTGGACATAGCCATATTCCGGCTAATACGACAATTTCTTCTATTACTAACTCCACAACAGTTGTTATGAGCGCAACTGCTACGGGTGCTAGTTCTGCAACAACAACATTTACTTCAATCAACGGTATTCCAACAGTTTGTGGAATGGTTGAATTTACGGACAAAAATGATATGAAGCGCCTTGGTGACTATTGGACAATTGGTAGCGAGGGCCGTATTTTCTTTTTAAGAGAATATCCATATCACACAAACAATTCTGTTGTTGTTACTTATATTGCAGGAAGCAGTAGGGTTCCGGCAGCGATTCACGAAGCCGCTACTAAGTTAGTTTGTTCTGAAATCTTACGTCATGATGACCAAACAATTCTCATCGCTGAAACAGGAGGAAATATTACTACTAAGGAAAAGTATGATATTCTCCGTAAGGAAGCATTTGATATCCTTTCGGGTAAGAGTGATATCGTCTATTTTATTGATTAGGGTGATAAAAATGGCGATTGAATTCCAAATTTCACATTTTCAAAAGTTCTTAGATATTCAAGAAGAAAGACAAAAGGCATTAACAGAAGTCTCTCAACTTCTCGGTGTTGATTTTAGAATGTCTGAAGATGAAAAAATTAAATACGCTCAAGAAGATTTTGACAAATATCTTGAGAATGAAATTTTTAAGGAGGTGGCTAATTGGATGAAGTCAACCTTCTCATAGACATTTTGGATTCAAAATGGACTACCTCGGCTACCGCCCTTGAAGATGGTGGCTATATTACTTCAAGTCATATTGCTAAACCTAACTTAATTGACGTTAGAACACTCCAAAAGAATAAAGGTGTTCGCTATGATTTATCTTCTAAAGATGTAATCATCTTTTTTGAAGACAGTCAATCAATTGAATATCCGACTATTCACTATGATGTAAGAAATGAAACCTATGGTTTTACGATGCACATTCGCACAGTTCACGATGAGAGAGGCGGAACGGATGAAGGATTTGGCCGAGACAGGCTTAGGGCTTTATACCTGATTGCCCGTCATGCACTTGAGAGCGCGAGGCGTGGCTACACCGCATCCGATGGTTCCAATTTTAATCAATTGTTTGTCGGTTCAAGAAGCGAGTCAAACGACCGTGCTAAAAGATTATTTGGATATAAAGTAAATATCGAAGCAAAGAGATTTGCCCTCACAGTCCCGTAAGTTTGTTTTACGAGGGGGAATTAAATAATGCCTAACACCGACATTTTTCTAGGAAGCGGAGCATCGCTCACATTTGTGCCTGAAACTGATATTTACGTTCCGATTTCGGTTATTAATACTCAAAACGTAATTACTGTAGCAACTGCTTTTTCAGATGATTATCGGTTAGTTAAAGACCTCTATGTAGGTTGTGTTATTGAATATTACGACAATGGGACTTTTACTTCTTCTCACAGAATTACTGCTAACACCGCAACAACAATTACCTTTAGTCCTGCTATTTCCTCTAGCATTACAGTAAATACTTCACAGGATTATTTCCACATTCGTGGATATGGTGCGCCTGTTCCCGGACCCGGTGATGGTTCCACAAGTATTCATACTGCTCAAGTTTTAAGCATTAAATTTAATTCAGATACTAAGGCTAACTATGATAATGATAGCATTTCTTTTGGTCAAGTTCCTTCTTCAGATGGAGCAACTTCAACTGCCTATGTAATTGGTTTGACTAATGATGGTTCATACGGAGGAGCAACTGCTAACTTAACTGTTGATATTAGTGATGCTGATATCACTACGGCAGAAGAAGTCATTGACGTTATTGTTGCTGAAGTTGCTAAAACAGGTTCTATTCATTTTTCTGCTTCAAGAAGCGGAGATAGTTTAGTTTTAACTAACACCTTTGGAGGAACAGTTAGTCAAAGTCTCTCTGTGTCCGATAGCACAAATATGACTAAAACTACTACTACTGCCGGTGCAAGCGTCACAACGGCTGCAACTGCAAGACTCTTAGCCGATGAATGGTTAGGTATTCTTGAATCTGCTACATTCCCAACTACTGAAGTTGAAATGAAACAGGTGAACCTTTCTCTCGGTGGCTCGCGTAACTTTACTTATCAGTATAAAGGAATTGAAACTGCTAGTGGTGCAAATCTAGGAATTGTTGCTAACCATGCTGCTTGGCTATATTATTTCTTAGGGAAATGCACAACCATTTCAGCGACTAGCGCTACTGAATCATTAGCGGCAGGTGATGAATTTACTGCTCAAACTTCCGGTGCAACCTACTTTGATGCAGGCGCACACGTTGAAACGGGTCCAATTTTCTATCGTTCGGTTGGAACGGTAATTTGCCCTCCGATTCTCAAAGGTTCGGACGCTCTTGCGAACATGGATAAACTTACTGTTCCGGGAGAATCTTCTGGTAACATGACTAATGGAATTACATACACCTTTGCTGAACAAGATACAGACAACTTACCTTCTTTTGCTATTGAGCAAGTGTTTAGCAAACTTCCCTCTTCCAACACTTACAGAACTGAAACAGCATCGGCTGATGAAAGCCTAAACTTTGTTAAGATTGCGCGTGGAAATAGAGTAAATACCTTGACGCTTAGTGCTAACGAAAATGAAGAAATCAAGATGACTCTTGACTTAAACAGTCGAGCAGTTCATTCACTTGAACAAACAGAATCTTATGATGCTCGTCGTGGCGTAACTGATGAAACTACTTTCTTCAATTACGGTTCTCAACCAACCTTCCTTGAACCTTTCTTCTTCTCTCGCGGATATTTCAAGATTTTTGGTCAACAGTTCTTAAAAATCAATTCTCTAACTTTGACCATGAATAACAATCTTCAAGACCGGAGATTCATTGGCGTGGGTAACACCTCTATCAAAGAAGGCATTCCTGCACAAAGAACCTATGAACTGCAATTTACAGGACACGTTACTGACGACAAACTCTATACTGAACTCTTGAGCAGAACAGGTGATAACACCGCTTCAGGAGAATACATCGAACTACAGTTTGAAAAAGCAAATGGCGAGAACTTTAATCTCAAATTTACTGACTATCAAACCTCTGCGGTTAACTTCCCAATCCCTGACGATAAAGGCCCTGTAGTTGTTGAGGCTACAGTTATGCCTAGAACTCTTCAATCCTGCACCGCAGTAAGCCATTGGATTCTCCAAGGGTGATTAGATGGATAGATTTGAAAAGCAAAAGCGTTTCAAAGAATCCTTAGTTGAGAAAACTAAGAAAGTTGAAACTAAAAAGAAATCATTAAAGAAATCTAAATTAGCAAAATGATATTCCACCAACATACGTTTGTTTGTTTGTTGGTTATGAAGGTGGAACTATGTTAAACGATAAGAAAATTGTTACAGATAAGAACGTGCTATTTGCACTAACCGAACCAAAATGCCACTACATTAGGGTGGCCGAAGACCGCGAAGAATACCTAAAAGTCTGGGTTAAAGAACCCACATGGCTTGAGGTTGATAAGGCTATGAATAGTCTTATGAAAGTTGACGCAAAAAATCAGAACTTTGACCTTGATTTGAATGCTATGTATCGCTACATGGTTGAAAATTTCATTGTTAAATCCGAACCATCACTTTCCACAGTTGACCTATTACGATTAAATCCGTATGTAGGTTCTCAGATTAAAGAGGTTCTCCCAAATCCATTTGATGCATTTGAGGAGACTGAAGGAAAAAACGAAATTTGAGGGCAGCAGTTAAGGGAGGAAAATCCGACCCTGCAACTGTTTCCCTCATTATCGTCTATTCGCTTTCTAAAGCATTAGGAATCAGCCCATTAGAAATTTATAAAATGCCATCCTCTCTCGTCTTAGATTTGTTGAGTGTTCATAGAGTGTTTGAAGAAATCAAGGCAGAAGAAATTGAAAAGGCTTCTAAGAAAATAAAGAGTTGATAACATGAAGGCTTCTCAGATTATCAAGATGCAATCGGCTCTTGATGGTCTGAATAAAACAACGGGTGAGATGCTAGAGGTAATGAAAAAACTATCTTTAGCAAGTCAAAAAGTTGAGAAAGACATTAAAAAAACTACTAAGGAAGCAGAAGGAGCCGCAACTGCTTTCGGACGGCTTGCAGAATACGCTAGGAAAGGAGACACCGCTTTCGCAAAATTCAGAAGAGTGTTATATGGTTTCTTTCCTTTTGATTTCTTCAGAGGGTTCAATAAAATCGTTTCTCTTCTTGAGCAAACCGACTTTATTATTAGAAAGTTTCCGGGATTAAAAAAGTTTGGTGGAACCAAAAACTTATTTAGTAAATTAGCACCAAGTAAGGCTGATTTAAAAAGAATCGAGATGTATACCTCTAATATTAGGGGAGCAAAAAAAGCACAAAGCACATTTGCTAATAGAATAGGAAAATCTACAGATGCCGATGAAATTAGAGGTTTAGGAAGACAATTAGCAGGCAGACAAAAGGCTGAAAAAACAATGAGGCTTAGAAGAAGAAGTGCTACGGTAAAGGCTATTACAGGTATGGATATGCCTGTTACTTTCAAACAATTAAAGCAAGTATTAAATCCAAAGAAACTTCGTGGAAAACTATCAGATAGATTTAGAGAATCAAAGAAAAATTCAAGAGATTTTATTAAAAAGTTCAATAAATCTGACATTGGAAAGATTATGAAACTAATTAAAAAGTTTGTAGTAAGGGCAGCAATTATGTTTATGGGTATTATTTTCAAAGTTGTTGGTATTATTATCTTAGCCTATTTAGCATTCAAAGCATTCGGTCCATCTATTTTAGAAGGCCTAAAGGCGGCTTGGGAAGCAATTAAGGTCGTAGGAAAAATTGCTTTAGCAGGTTTAATGATTGCTTTTGATGGAGTTAAAGATGTCTTTAATGCTTTCTTTGGCGGAGGGGATTTAGAAATGCTAATTGACGGCCTTCTTAAGATTCTTGGAGGAATGCTGCTGTTTTCTCTTGGTGTTGCTGTTACTCTTTTAAGTGCTGCATTTATGCTAGTTGGTGTTTTAATCATGGATGTTATCAAAAGAGGATGGGATTGGCTAACTACAGGTTGGACAGACTTGGCTGCTTCATTTAAGAAAATCATTACATTGATTGCAATTGTTGTTGGTGGAATTATTTTCTTCTTAAGTATGACTTGGATTGCAGCAATTGTAGCAGCAGTAGTTGCTGGTTTGATTTATTGGATAGGGGCTAAACTTGGAAAGTTGTTTGGTGCTAAATCAGCAGGTGGTCCCGTAACTGCACCAATGACCTTAGTTGGCGAAAGAGGCCCTGAGTTGGTTAGTCTTCCAAGAGGTTCAACAGTTAGAACTGCTCAAGATTCAAAGAGAGTTATGGGTGGCGGAGGCAACACCTTCAACATTACTATCAATGCACGCGATACATCGAATGCAGAACTAAGAAGAATTGCAGACGAGATTGGCCGAATGGTTAACTCTAAGGTTAATAGAAGCGTTTCGTCTAGAACATTAGGGTGATTAAATGCCAGATTACTACGTTTATCTTAAGACAGGGAAACATAGTGGTAATGATGGTGCAACCATTAACACCATTCCTTTACGGGCAACTAGTGTTTCAGTTAGCACATCTAAAACAATTCCTTCAATGCAAGTTCCTCTTTCTGGTCTAGTTACGGGTGAATCAGAAACAGTTGCATTGGATATTGGTATGGCGGGCAAAAATCTTTCCCTCAGCGGTTTTATTATTGAAGGCCCTTTAACTCGTCATGGTTCAACAGTTACTATGACGGCACATGAAATTGCACAGTTGATTCATTCTTCGGTTGACTCAACAGGTGTTGCTAAAAATCAAGCAATTGTTGAATTAGTGTTTTTAATTCCATCTAAAGTTGACAAAGACTATAATGAAGTAACTGAAAGAAACATTCCATTCACTTATCACGCAAGAGGGGACAATAACGAATTCGATAACTTAAATGTTCCTTTCAGAACAGAATTTCCAGATTCAGAAGCGAATGATGGACTTAAAGGATTCATTCGCCAATTTAGCACCACCTTTACTGCCGACACAGTTGAGGTTGAATTTACTTTAGAATTTGAAATTGCTAGAATTCTTCCCTGAGGTGTTATCATGTATGACGTTCTTACAGGAAAGCAGCGTTCTATTGTCTTTCCCGTCATGTGTAATGGGTTCATTACCATTGATTATGCTGCAAATGTAGCAACGACTAACTATGGCATTTGGGACCATGAAGGTTCATTTTGTTTTGAAGCAGTTGTTACTCCTTATGATGTAAATGGTTACGGTAAGTGGTCAGGAGATACAGTAAGAACAATCGCAAACTCAAAGAAAATTATGCCCGGTTTGCCTGTTACATATGGTGATGGAACGGCTTCAAATTATCAAAGCAATTTATATTTGAAAACCTATGATGCAGGTGGAGCAGATAGGCTAAATCACAAAATGGCTTTGTTTCACAGCACGTCGCTTAAGATTTATCTAGTCAATGATACCGGACATAATGAAAATAACCCGGCTAATTATAAAATTCAAGTTGTTATGACTATCGGAGGGGCGACTCAAACATTTACTTCGGACTATGCAATTAGTCCAGATTCGGGCTTTCAATACCAATATGCAGCGTTAGATAAGCAAGGTTTCGATAAAACGGGGCAATTTGTCTATGATAAGGTTTCAACTCTTACAGGCGACTACTCGGGGTCAGGGACTACCATTTCATGCAGCCCGACCACCTCTTTTGTCCAAGGGCAGGTCCAAGACGTGTTTGCTCGGTCGGGAACTGAGTTTGTGAAGGTCGGGACCATCAATACAAAAACGTCCTCAGTAATCACCATAACGTCAGCATATTCATCGGGCTTAAGCACCGGGGATGGTTTGTTTCTTCCTAGTTATGTTGAACCCTCCTATATCAATTCATTTCAGCATATTGCAGTTACTTATTATTCAAACGATAATGCAATTGAAATCTATGTAAATGGGAATAAAATACTTGACTCAAAACACACAAACTCTGGAACCTTTGCATTTGATAAAGAATCTTATTTTATTGGGGCAAATGGAACAGGTGGAACGGGAGATAATGCTGCTAGCACAAATCAACAGTTCATGGGAGAAATTCATGAATTAGCAGTAATCAATAGTTCAAAGGATAGATTTCAGTCTCTTTCAACTATCGTGACTAACTTAAATAACCTGTTGATGTATCTTAGATTTGAGGAGACTGATGCTTAATGGCTCTAACTGTTCTCAATAAAGGTTCGACTACGGACACGAACACTAATTGTCCAACGAATCCTAAGATTAAAACAAATACTTCTTCTAGTTCATCTAAAAAACATTTTACTATTATTCATTCAGATGATAGTGAAAATTTAACATTTGATGAAATCTCAAGTGGCGCAGGTCTTTTAACAGAATACACTAATTTAGCAACAACGCCCGGTCATATTGTTAAGCAATATAATGCCTTTACAGGAGATGGGGTCCAATTAAGTATTAATACTACTCACTATTGGTTTATTCTTTTGCATTCAGATGATGCAAATCAGCACCATTTTGCTAGAATTACTGAATCATTAACAGATGATGCGGCAGGGGACTCATTAGAATTTACTCCAAAGTTAGGCAAAGAAATTCCAAAAGGGACAAAATTTATGTTGTTTAAGGGGCCTCTCTTAACTTCAAATGCTATTGCTTTTTCTGGAGGCATTAGCGATAGTCTCAGAAATGACTTAGTTTGTTCAAGGCCTCTTTTCTATATTGAAGAAACTAAAGTAAATAAAAAGGGAGAGTTGGACCATAACACAAAATATTTCGTTCAAAGCAATTCAGTAACTAGTGGTTCAACTGTTACCGTCAACTCTTTGAAAACAGCATTTATGGTCGAACAGGATTTCTCAAATGCTGTCGTTGATTATAGTCCATATTCTTTACAGGTTACATTAACCGACGTTTTAAGAAACAAAGACGTAGCCGGGACTCCTGTTCCCCAAGAGTCTTCGTATTCATTACCTACCGAAGACTTCACAGACTACGAAGATGTTTTTTATAATGCAAGAAGACAAGTTGATAACGACATTTCTGGAACAATTAATTTAACCGGACCAACTCGCTACGTTCATTATGATTTTTCACCAACATACTGCAATACTGCGGTGGGTGTTATTGAAGCAGAAATTACTGATGCTGTAGGTTCGAGGTCAGGATTTGCTAATGTAAGTATTGTTGATAACAATAGAATTTTCACAAAAAAGGTTTCAGAAGAAGATGCACTAAGAGTTAGACATCTAGTTCATACAGGAGATTTTTTTGATTGGTTCGAACTTAAAGCATCTTTAGATTCTCATACAGGTTCTAGAACATATACAGTAATTAGTGATTATGATTTAACTAGTTTTTTAAATGTTAATGATGAAGTTAAGGTAGGTTCTAGAATTTTAATTGTTGAAGCAATCACTTCGACAACGATTCAATTTAATGAATTTAGTAGATTAGAAACAGAAGGCGAGTTCACAAATTCAACTTCTTTAACGAGTTTAGGCCAAGAGACATTATACAGGAGAGCATATAATTCAACTGATGGGACGCTTCTAACTAAGTTTAACATCGTTGAAGGTAGGGACTATAACCTATCTGTTAGGTTCACAACAAAGAACTTTAGATTTATCTATGCCTCGGTAACTAGTTCCGACAAGGATAAAGAGATGCTAACTTTAAGTTTTTCTGGGGATGGATATGACACTAATCCTTTAAAATATCTTTTAGGCAGTTATCAAATTTTTGTTGAAAGATTTGACGGTGCAGTTGAATCAGTTGAAACTTCTAAAGAGATGGGTCAAACTTATGTTAAATTAGAAGGAAGGAATAATTTAAGAAAACTATTATCACCTATTGTGAATTCTAATAAGTTATTCTCTAAAGATATGATTTATTCTTCTAAGTCATTTTATAATTCAGTTCAAGATTTAAGCAGAACAGTAGTAACTTCAGGAGTTTTCTTAAATGGAGATTCTAAAATTTTTGATATCAATTCAACAACAACTGATATTTCTCCGGGTGATGAACTATTTGGAAAATTTTCTAATGGTAGTTTTGCTTACATTGGTGTAGTTGATACCTTTTCTTCGGTAAGAGTAACATTAGTTGATACTGCTAAGTTTGGAAGTTATGGAAATAGCGTTTCTCTATTTAAGAGATTATCGAAGTCATATGTTTTAAACAAAGCATTAGCGGCAAATTATACTGTTACTCAAACGACTACAGCATTAGAAGGCTCCGCTGATAAGGGAATATTGTTTGATTCAGGAACAAAACTAGATGCTAGTGGTAATGATGGAACTGCTCTCGTTGGGACATCAAGTGATGATGATGCTAACTCTTTGGGCTATCCTATTCATCACCCTTCTAATATGAAAAATGACAGATTTTTCCAAGCGAGGCTTCAAAACACAGACGGAACAAATCAGACCTTTGACGTAGTAAATAGCCTCATTGATTTTTCTATTCTAAATATTTCTCGCGGAGATACAGAAACGACTATTGAATTGGCTCCTTATGTTCCGCTTTCTCTCGGTCGAGTGGACACAAACAGCCAAAGCACAATAGAAAAAACTTTTTCAAGTTTAGGAGTTACGGGTTCTATTTCTGACAGTAGGTCATTTAGTCCAACTTCATTAGCATTTTATTATAACTACGAAGAACCTGTTTATGTTGACGGTGTTTTTATTGGAAAGCATATTCATACTTCAACCACAGGAGCAGGAGTTAATACAATTTTCTTAGATAGAAGAGCAACATCTTCTGGTGGAAATCTTCAAAGAGTAACATCTGCTAATGACTTAGCACATTCTTTAGCATTTTTGAATGCTGCACATTTGCACGGAGGTAAGGTAGTTGGTCTATTAAATCCAAAATATCAAGAGTCCCCTAGTGCAAATACCAATTTACTTTTTGAAGCACCCTTTTCTTTTTCAACAACAAATTTTGATAGTTATACTCATAAGTTTGGTAGTCCCCTATATAGAATTTTTAACTTGGAAAGAGGAAATGTTAACTACAAAACTCCCAAAAAGACAAGTTGGTCGGAAGATTATGATTTAGATTACTATAATGAAATCATTTCAGAGATTAGATATTATGCCGATGCCTATAGATTTGGGCCGGGACTACAAACACTTCCTAATATTACGGGTGTTGGACAAACAGGTTCAGGGACAGAAAATCATCCATTAACAGAATCACAAGGATTCCAACCTGTTTCCGGTTCTAGATTTTTTGATACTAAATTTCACAAAAGTGGAAGTTCTGCTTCACCTGTGTATAAAGATGCTGACGTTATCGGAGGCGTAAGTCCTTTCCGGGGCCATGATGTTCTATATCAAATTGACCCCAAAGTTGCTAAAATGTTCTTGTTTGTAAATTCTGACCTTGAACCTTATAGTGGTAAAAGAAAGGACAGCGTTTTAAATCCTACATTAACTAGAGAAATAACCAACTACTCTATCATGTTAAAGAAAGATACGAACACAGTTAATTCATCAACGCCAAAAGACCACAGTTTAGCACAATCTAGAGTTCAATCAAACATTGATACTGATTATGAGACTTTTAACATTTCAAGTTCAGATTCTGTTACAGACCTTAAACAGTTTGGTTTAATGAGATTAACTGAATGTGTTTATGATTGGCACTTTAATCAAATTGACCCCGAGAACTTACCTAATAAAAAGGCTACACTCCCAAGACTTGAATACCAATTTACTGACCTCGCGCAAACAACTTCAGTAGTGAGTAGTGTTTCAGACTATACCACTTCAGCGCCTTTTAAGATTACTGCGTCTAATGAGACAAATTTTGCTAACGGCAATATTGTTTGTGATAGTGAAGGAAATTTAATTGGAACTGTATCAGGAACTCCGAGTGGCGGAGAAATTACATTAACGGCTATTGCTAATAAAACAAATAGTGGTGCGTTTTATACAGGTAATCTTTTTAAGGTGACTGAAGTAAAATATTCCTTAGTTGAAGGAAGAGGACTCAAGGAATCATTTGAGTTTAGAACAGATATTCATATGTTAAAGGGCGCTGTTGTTGATAAAGACAATTATGCTGATTACTTTAATACGAAATATAGTGGAACTTTACAGAGCCTTCAAACAAATAATGCTAGTATTTTCCTACCACCAAATTTAGGAAAAGACCTCAATTTACATAGAGCGACATTCAATGCTAACACTTCCCAAGTATTAGGTATTTATCAGAAATGTAGTTCTTCATCTAATCCAGAACATGACTTCTTAACAAATGAGATGTTACCTCTATTCTTGGATAGATTTAGCATTGAAGACTCAACTAGAAATTTAACTCCGGGAACGGTTTCTCCTAGATTAACAGAAATTAACGGCGCTCTGAGTTCTTTATATAATTTCTATTTGGTTGGTTTAGTCAATGGACAGAAGTTTTACAGATATGACGACTTTGAAAAGACGGCCAATAGTGAAGAAGACTCTGATGGTGCTTATATTGGAATGAAATTCAGACTGAAACTTAATACTGCTGAATCAGGAATTACAGAAACTCAATTGAGCAATGAAGTAGGTGACGGTAATTTCTATAAATACGAAATTGAAACTGCTGATTTTGATGAACATTATTGGCTAAACTTAATCAATGGTCTTTCTGGTTGTTACTTGGTATCAGAACAGGGAACATTTGAAGAGATTAGATATGAAGGAACCGCCTATACCGATAACTCTGCACTTCAAGATGACCAAGTATCAATCAACGAAATGAACCCAGACAAAATTGCATATGTTGTGTCTCATGAAATTGATACATCGGATAGCACTCTAACTCATATCATTATCACAGATAAGCAATTGGCTAATGATTATTTTAGAATTATGCAGCCCAACCATGTTTGCACTTATGATTTCACACCTAAAACTATTGAGTTGAATAAGTTATCATCTAGATATACAAAAATGAATGGAAGAAACAGAACTTATGATAATATTTCTTCATACCTAGTTAAAGAAAAGGAGGCCGGTCCATTCATTGTTCATAACACAGATGTAAATCAAGGTGGCTCTGAAGCGGCTTTATCTATGTATGTTATTGCTGATTTGGACAGAAAATCTTCTTCTGAAGAAAATGTAGTCTATCGCTCTGCTGCAAATATCAAAACGTGTGTTCCACAGGGTTTCTACCAAATGTGTGTTTCTGATGGAGTTACTACATATAAGACCTCCTTGACCTCCAAGGATTCTGAATTAGGAACTGCCTTCTCTTTCTCTGAAATGAAAAAGACATTGGGCGTTCCTTCTGTTTCTGAGGTCTTTACATTGACTGTCCCAAATCAAGTGAGAGGTAACTTCAAAAGAGCAAACATTGGAGTCGGTGTAACTATTGGGCATGAATCTGAAAGAATTATCAATGACCTGTTAGAAGAAAATGATATTTCCTTTGACTTAACAACTCAGGCTTATCCTCGTTTTGCTTCACCAAATTTCCAAGGGGTTGATTTGCTTTCAGCGATTAACTATATTACGAAAAAGAAAGAACTTAGATTAGTTGAGGAAGATGGGGTATTCAAGGTAAAACCCAAGAGAGACAACACCCACTACACCGATGTTGTCTTATCAGACTTTGGAGAATATCAAATCTTTGATTTTAAGAACGAATCAACAACCTTCGATAAATACAACGAAATTATTGTTTTTGGAAGACAACACAAAACTGTTAGAAAGAATCTTAGAGACATTAAAAAGAACGGAAAGAAAACTTTAGAAGTGTTTGAAAGAGAACTTGCTTCTCAGAGTGATGTTGATGATAGGGCAACAGAACTTTTCTTATTACACACTAGAGCAAATAAAAAGTTAGTTTTAGAAGTTGGACATAAAGGTATTTCTCAACTTAAACCCGGAGACATTATCAATGTTGAAATTAGAAGAGAAAACATCCCACTTAATCAATATTACGTTCTTGAAGTAAAACACTTACTTACAGGAAACATGGTCTTAGAGTTGGGTCTTTTCTCAAAGAAGTTAGAAGACAGATTTGCTGAATTACTTGTAAGTAATAGACAAACCAACGCCACTATCCGAGAGCAAGCATTTAATGAAAATACTTCTACATTTGATGTGTTAGAAACACTTAAGGTCAAGCCCCTTCGTCTGCTTGTTAGGAAGAGAGCGTCTTCGGGTGTGACCTTGGGTTTCGGAATTACTCTAGGTTTTGGCTCAACCTTTGGTGGATTAGGAACAATTACCGAAACAGATTTAGTGGATGTGGAATATTGATTACCGATGACCTTAGATTTCAATTAGCCAAATACATTAAAGATAATGTTGATGGCGGTAAGATTGGATTAGGTGGAAACTCAACAAGTCCCGCCGCTACTGATTTAGATGTTCCAATTGGTTCAATTACTGTTACAGTAGTCAACGACCAATCAACTGAAAACGTTGTCGAAGTTAAATTAAGTATTGCGGGTTCTGCCATCCCCGGCAAAGTAATTCGTGAAGCAGGATTCTTTGATGGCTCTTTATTATTTGGACGAGAATCATTTGATGGTGTAGGCCCCTTTACATCAACAGAAACTTTAGAAATTTTCTTCGTTATTGAGGTGGAATGATATGGTAAGTAATCCGGGATATTATAGTCAAATGGCTACAGGTGGTTCTTTAACACAAATTGAAGACGGTGTGGATAACCCACACACGGGCTTGATTAAAGCACTTAGTTTAGGTGTAGCAGGAAATTATGTTATTAGTGGTTTTGATGCTACTTCTGTTACTGCAACAACGGCAACGATTGCTGCGGGTGTAGTTTTAAGAGATGAAGAAAGAGTAGAGATTTCTGGTAGTGGCATTACCCTTTCAACAACATATACTACAGGCTATCATTTATTAGTTGCTCGTTCTTCTGCATTAGCCGTAATTAACCCTACCGCTGCAAACAAGGTTCCCGCCTTTACTGCCGGTGATGTTCCTATTGCTGTTCTTGCACATACGGGTAGCAATCCGATGAGGGTTCAATATTTTGGAACAGGAAAAACCAAAAACTCTCTTTCCTTAGCATATAGCAATAGCGGAACATATACAGAAATGTCTAAAGTAACTGCCGCTTCTGGTGGAACTACCGTTGAGGTAGCAACAGCAGGTGGAGATTTTACCATTGATAACACAGATGCAGATAAAAAAATCATTATGCGTTTAGGTAGTGATGACGCTAATACTGACTTTGAAGTTAGAAATAATTCTGACGCAGTTAAATTTGGCGTTGATGGAGCCGGAACAACAACAATTGCAGGGACAGCAAATTTAGGTAGTGTAGTCAATGCCGGAACAGATACAGATAAGTTCTTAGTTTTAGATAGCGGTGGAAATGTAGATTTTAGAACCGGAACAGAAGTTGTGAGTGATATTGGAGCATTAACGGCATCAGACCCAACCTTACATTCAGTAACAAGTAATGGTGCTTCAACAACAAATGATGTTACAGTTGGGTCTTTATCTTCCGGTGCATACATTCTCGGCGATGCATCAATCGAAGCCGGTCCAACTATGGGGGTTAATGATTTATATTACTTCATTAATGCGGGAAGCGTCGTATTACCATCTGCTGCTTCTTGCGCCCAAAGGCTGCTCTTCTTAAAAAATATTCATAGTTCTGCTTGCACTATTACTTTGACGGGTAGTGAGGTTTTTGACGGTATTGCTTCAGCAGCAACAGGTATCAATCCAAACCCAGACCAAAGAGTAGTTGCAGCGTCACCGGCACAGGCATTGACTTTAGAGGTCGGAGAATCTGTTATTTTAGTTGGAATGACTGATACCACAAGTCCCTTGATTACAGGGTATTATGTTTTATCCTTAGATACACAAACAGGTATTTCTAACGTCGTTGAAGATACCACACCACAATTAGGCGGTATGTTAGACGTTAACGGTAATGCTCTTGGTGATGGAACTTTAGAACTTCTCAAGTTTAGTGAAACAGGTAGTGCAGTAAATGAATTTACTATTGCTAACGCGGCTACGGGTAATGCTCCTAAATTATCTGCAACGGGTGGAGATACCAACGTAGGCATTGAAATTGAAACGAAGGGAACAGGCGATATTACTTTAGATGGAGATGTAGTGGTTGAAACAGGACATAATTTTAGGTCAACTAGATTAGATACAGTTTCTTTAACTGCAAATACGACTTTAACCGAAGCAACTCACGCGGGTAAATACATCTTTGTTACAGGGAGTAGTATTGTTATTACAATCCCTGATAATCAAGGCGCGGGTGTTCATTTTACTATTCTCAGTAATGATGCAAATGGTTTTACACTTCGAACAGGTGCAGGTAGTAGTGCCGGAGATACCATGAATGGCGCACAAACAGATATTAGTGTATCGGCTCGTAATGGCGTTACTTGCATTGCAGATGGAAACAACAATTATGTAGTATTGGGGGCTTGAGATTGTATTTAGCCGTTGCAGGTGCTTGTGCTGAAGATAAGGTAAATGCCGCAGGGCCTTTCGACTTATCACAATTTGCAAGCGTTAGCCCGGTAGGAATTAACTTTAACTTTACTCAAGATACTGCAAGAAGTGGTGGACAGGGAGCAGATATTATTACGGGAATTGCTGTAACTGATTCGGATTTTTATATTTGCAATGCCGGTAATGGTCCTTCTATTTACGATTCTGGAACCGAACAAGTTCGTGAATTACCTATTGGGAATACAGATGGTTTGGTTGTTCAGGTTGACGATATTTCAGCAATTACAGGTAGTAATCAACAGTTAAGAGATATTCACTTTGATGATACAGGGCAATATCTTCTTGTGGCCGGTTGGAATAGTAATGACCTTTTTGCCGCCTCTTATGCTACACCCGGAGATATTAGTAGCACCTTATCAGCAGCAGGTAGTATTAGCAATCCATTAGGTGCTGTTGGTCTTCAAGCCTGTGCATGGAATGATGATGGGACTAAGGTTGTAGTAGGAAGCGGTATTAGCAGCACTCAAAATAAATTGCGTTCATATACTTGCAATAGCGCATATAATTTAAGCAGCGTTACGTCTATTGGAACTAAAACAATAACCGATGTTTCTGCTAATGGGAATATTACAGGCGTTAAATTTAATGATGACGGCACAAAGATTTTTGTTTCACAAAATAAAGCCATTAGAGAATACGCCCTTTCAACACCATATGACGTAAGCACTATGGGTTCTGTGGTTTATACTCTTGATTTAAGTTCTTATCTTGGCGACCGTGATGTGGGACCAATTTATGCAACCGCAAGTGTCGCAGAATCTATTGCTGGTTTTGATTGGTCGAGTGATGGTAGAACAATTTATGTTTCTACTGTATTTGGTGGAACTACGGGAATTAGTGGAAGTCCTGCTCCCGGTGTAATTCTAAACGCAAAACTTAGTCCCGGTCCAACACCTAATACATTCCCTATCTTTTCATTAACATATTAGTCAAACTACTTAATAAGTTCATGAAAAATATTATTAACTTTTAGAAGACCAAAAAATGGGGAGGTCGGGGAAAATTACTCCCCAACCTCCCTAAGTGTGTCTTTCGACCAAATACCCTTACACTCTCTACATTCCCACAGTTTAACTTGTCCGGGTGCGCCTACATAAAAGGCGACTAGCCGCTTCGCTAGTGTATGTTTATCGCAAAATGGACATCTTTGTTTAAGGCCCATTCTTATCACGCGAATTGATTAAGCGAGCCATGTATTGCTCAACAGATTCATCGGTGATATTAGAACCGCCAAATGCTGCAAAGAATAACAAAAGCACAATTAACAAAAAAACAATAAGAGCAAAAATTTCCCAACCTGTCATCACCAATCAACTCCTAAATCAACAAACTCCTCTTTTTCAACAGAAAATCCTTTAACGATTCCATTTTTCTGACCGTATTTCCAAAGGTCATAGACTAATTGACTGTCCTTTAAACAGTAATCAACGACCGTATCATAATCTCCTGCTTTCCAAAGTGCAGGAGCATCAGCAGAATCCATAGTCTTTGAAGCGCCTAAAGAACACTCAACTAAATTTTGAAGACGATATCTCTCCCCATGTCCTTTAAGTAATGCTTTACTAGTATCAATGTATTGCTTATTCTCCAAATACTTTCGAATGCAGTATATGTCCAAAGAATCTCGAAGGATAGGTAAATCAAACGCTGCGATATTGTGGCCTAATAGAAGGCCTCCTGTCTTCTGAAAATCGTCTAGGTCATATTTGAGGTCACGAAGGCTTTTGACGACGTGACCACCCTTAGCGAAAGAATCAACGGCTTCATCAACATATGCCGTCCCCGTCGAACCGTCCCAAGTAGTCACAGTCGAAACTTGAAACATATGAGTATTACCAAATCCTCCAATTTCATAAGACATATTTTTTGTCTCTAAGTCAATCGCCATTACATTCATTTCACTCACCGCCAGACCAAAGTTTGCTAAGTTTAGCCTCTTCTTTATCTACAGGAACATCTTCTTCAATCTTTCTTTTTAAGAAGACAACGATATTTTGTCCGGCTACTGTAACCATAGATGAACATTCCCAACCTTCTTCCCCATAGGTGTTAAGAGATTCAATAATCACTTTCGGGCCTTTTGATACTTCAAATACTTTATATGTGTTTTCCCATTTCATTCTTCATCACCAACTAATTTAGTATAGACTGAGCGTCCTTCTTTTTGTTCTTTGAATTTATGTTGAATCTTTCTATAGTAATTATAGACAGATGGTTGAGATTTGTTGCCTTCTTTCATTACTCTAGTAAGTAGGTCTTTCTTTGAAACAAAGCCTTCGTTTTGTTCAGTCACCATTTCAGCATAAACCTTAACAAATACAGGAAACAGAGACTTTTCTGCGATGCTTCGTCGCTTGACTCGGAGGCCCTGCTCTAGCCAATCAACCAATGTGCTATAGCATTGTCGGACAACACTTCCCGCTTGACGGACGTTTCTCGGCCCAACCACGAATTTGTCGCTTGCTTTCTTAATAGAGGGCGCTTCAGCGATACAGCAAAGAACGCTCATCTTAATCAGAATCTTCATCAAACGGGTGGTAAAGTTTTGCGCCACTTTACGAACGTCAGCATTAGTATTGTTAATGAATGCTTCCATGTTTTCATACTCTAACATTAGAGCATCATTAAAAGCAGGGGAATACTTGATAGTTGACTTAGCATCACGACCAGATTCATCGAACTTTTTCTTCAATTCTTCATATACTTTATAGATACCATTTACGAATTTCTCAATTGGTGAATCGACTTCTTCAAAGGTTCCTGCTTTCATGATTTGGTCACGACGCATTTTTTGTTGAATGTGTTCAGGAACATCCCAAACATAAAGAAGCATACGTTGAAGAACACCCTTATTTGCAATAACGTCACTAAGGTTCTCGGGAGGATAAGTCATAGCGATAGTTGAACGTTGACTTAGGCAGTATTTTACCTCGTTATCAAACTGACGAAGAGCCTTACTGATTACCCAAGATTCACCGGCTAGTGTATTCATTAGAGTATTTAGATACACAATAGAAGATTCATTGTGTTGTGTTGGTTTGAACACACCTGAATATTCAAATTCGTCCCAATGGGCAAGACCCGCACCTTCCAAGTGACCGGGAACAGAATCTAATTCAACTTCACCCTCGTCATTGATTGTTTTATTGAAACCACCAATCAGAGTTGCATCTGTGTAGTCAGTTAGAGAAAAGGTGTCGAAACTTTGAGGACGATTGTAGTCTTTCCAAACCAAGTTAGGATGCGTTCCCTTCTCATTAATTCTTCTAAAGACACCTTCTGCAACCGGACCAACAAAGTTCCAAAGGGTTGACTTCCCTGTTCCCGAAGTTTGAATCCAACAGAAATGGATTCTAGAGTCTTCAATATTTCTTCCATTCACGATTTGAACAAAATCCTTTGAAATCTGACCTAGAATCACAAAGAACGATACTGCCGCAGGCACGTCGTTCATGTGTGAAACTTCAAGAGCAGACTTCTGAAACTCCCTAACCAATCTAGGAAGCGACTCCGAAAAAGCCGTTGCTCGTTCTTCATAAAATTCAACATATTCTTCTGCTTCATTCATATTCTCACCTTATCTTCTGAGTTTAATGTATCTAAAATACGGTTTGCAACCGTTGGACCGATACCTTCCATTTTTGTAATTTCGTATGCTTTCTGTTCTCCGATTTCCATAATGGAACCGAATTCGTTAATCAAGCGTTCTGCCTTTGATTCAGATACTCCTTTAATGGTTGAAAGCATATCAACCCTTAAATCATCTGTTGCTAGTCTCTTATGAATCCTAGGCTTAATACTAGGCCTATCTAGAGGTTGCATTTTACACACCGCAGTAATGATTTCTGCGGCTTCCTCTTCAGATTCAACCCACATTGGTTTAGTGTCCATGTCTAGAATAATTCGCCCGTATGCTCCCAAAAATTTGTTTCTTAAAAGAATTCCTCGCGTTGCCCTAGGCATATTGTTTGGTGCATTATCTATTACATTGTTAATCGCTTCTTGAATATTACCATAAATTAAAACAATATTTGTTTTATATGCTCTATCCATATTATCAATCTGAGTCCACATTCTTTTTGAAATAACGGAACCCAAAAAGTCTGTGGTTGATTTCGCTTCAAAACACACATCATTGAAAACGTAGTCGCCAATCTCAATCCACTTCTTTTCTGTTTTGATGTTTAATGCTTTTGCCTTTTGCTCAACTAGTCGAACTAGTTTAGAACCTTCTTTTTCTCTTGAATCTATGATTAGCATTGTGCTACCCCCATTATTGATGTTAAAATAAAAGCAATAGTGCCTGTTATATAAAACGCAATTCTAGCATAAAACATTAAGTCACTTCTTTCCATTTGGGAACCTCCAACATTTACCTACGCAATATCCGTTTGAAATCAGAGTCTTACAACTAGGAGAGAAACGATTGTTTCTAACGGTATATGATACGTGCTTTCTAGATTCACGTTCATTCCAATCTAACCAAACGTCTTCTGATTTACCATAAACTTCATGTATTTCATCCATAATCTTATTGATGATTGGCTTTGCTTGTTCGCCTCTTAACTGAACTCCCGTGCAATTAGTCAAAATATCTCGCCACCATTGAACAAGATACACGCGAGCAAAATGACCGGGATTCTCTACCATAGTCGCATGGTATAAACATGGAAGGATGGGGAGATTACCGTCGTGTTGGGGCACAGAAACCTCGCCCTCCACCATCTCAATAGGGGGTTGTTCGGGGAAGAACACCCTCTTAGACCCCGACTTTCGGAAGGGAATAAGTCGCGGACTTCGCGCCATTCCAATCACTTCGTTAAGATTCATTGAAATCACGTCTTCATAGAAAAGAGGGATGCAATAAAGGGGATTGCCTTGACCATCATCAGAAGCCATATTGACTGTATTTGGAACTCTTCGTAGTCTAGTTGCTTGTCCTACTCTATCATCGAGAGAAGACCCGCCACCACCATTTCTAAGATATTCTTTAATGACTTTGAAATAAGCCTGAATATTTCTAATATCGTCTGTGCGCTCTCCTTCAATGAATAAATGAAATCCCCTCCCTGAAAAAAATAGTGTATGCATTAAATCTTCATCTTTGACCATTTGCATAATCAACTTAACATCACTATATGCATCTTCTAATTTCTCATCGTGTGCATCAAAATCTAAGAAAATTCGATTAAGAACAACGGAAGAATCAATAGCCGTAGTTTCTGAAAACTCTTCAAAATCATAAACTGTAGTATATACATTTGTTCTATTATTGTGAGAATTTACAAAATTGGAATAATCATTCTTTGTTAGAACTTTCTTTCTCTTCATCTGTGGTGCGTTCGGAATGTGACTCCCCGCCCACACTAATCTTGGAAACATCATTTTTATTACCTCCGAAATTTACTGTTGCATTATTTAACATTTCACGAATAATGCCTGCAACTTCTGCTTGAAGTGAAGACATAATTGCTTGTCTCATAGAATCTTCAAATGTGCTTCCAACATATGCATCATTGATTCTAATTTCTCGAATTAGTTGGAAGCGTTCACTTAATTTCATTTCAGAGTAGAGGCTATGAGATAGTGCTTCAATTGTTTGTTTTAAGTTTGAAATTTCATTAAACGTCCAATCTTTCGCTAATACTTTAGATTCAATCAAATTCTTAATCATCATAACCACGAATCCGTTTGAGCCGCATCACAGATACCAAAGAAGGAACAATGACTACACGTCTTAAAATAAAACTTAGGTGCAAAAATACCCTGCTCATATGCGTGAAGAAGTTTGGCAATACCATCTGTAACAGAAGTCATAGACCGTTTCTTTGCTTCTTCAACATACATGTAATTTGATACAGGGTAATACCAACCCCAATGAGTCACTTTCATATCTTTAGTTAATCCATTCTTAATAAGAACTTCCTCGGGAGCAGATTCAATCATCAACTGATAAAAAGCCATTTCTTTTCTCATCATTGTTGTTTTATAGTCCTTCCAAGGCCCTGTCTTCAACTCCAATGGGATTAGAGAATTACCTTCTCTAAATACTCGGTCAATGATTCCTTGAAGGTGAATCTTATAATCACGCTGAAGTGTGAACTTCTTGCTTTGATTTGCCCGAAAAGTGATTTCTGCATCAAATAAACCTTCGTTAACTACCGGCAAATACTCATCTAACTTATCTTCTTCTTTTGCTTCAATAAATCTTTCTGCTTCAGTTGATGCGATAGTCAAATAAATGTCTAAATAGTCATCAATGGGGAAAAGACTTTGGCAGTAGTCCAAAAGTTCTGTGTTATTCATTGTTTCCGCCTTAGTAATATCAAAATCATTAAAGAAATCCTCTCTTGCATTGTGGACTACCGTTCCTTTTAACATTGCTTCAGTTTGGTCTTGGGGAAGACGCTGAACATAACTGAAATCATACTTCTTAGGACACCAATCATGCGTCCCAAGTGAAGATTTGGTAATCTTCAGGATTGGTTTAGACGGGTCTTCTGCATTTTCAGGGTTCCATTGATAGGTGTATTCATCCATCGAGTTGATTACTGCTTTATATTTTTCGTTTTGTTCCATATTTACCACCATTCTTCTAATTTTAGTTGGATTCTGTTTGTTCTGATGCTAGAAGTTTCCCAACCCATAGCACGATAGATAGGTTCTGCCTTTTTAATGACCTGTTCTGCATAATGCTCATAATCAGGAGTCCAATTATCGAATTCATCATAAGATGATGCAGAAATATAGTCAACTTGCCTTTGTTCTTTAGTGAGAGGATGAGTAAAGGTCTTTCCGGGTGCGTCAACTCTTAGATAGAGGTAAGAATCTTCGAATTTTGTCCCTAGATGCTCCCAAGCATAGAGAACTCCCGCAATTCCTGAAGAAATTGAAGGTCGCTTATACTGAAGCGTCACAAAATCCTTTGAATCCTTCCCGCAACGGTCACACCACTTCATGCGAATCGCTGAACGCATTTCATGGTGTCGCTTGCATTCGGGACACTTCAGCATAAAGCGGTCCTCCCTCAAACGACTACGTTTTACGATTGAACGCATAGGAACTTCGCCATTTCTTACGGAGGAGTAAGTTTCATACAGGTAATTGTTGATTTCCCCCTGAGTTTTTTGTTCAACCCACATTTTAAGCACTTTTGTTTGCACTTCCTTAGCAAGTTTAGTTTCACTTACTCGTTTTGCAGTAAAACCCGTCATGGTGAATTTGGGCTTATCTAGATGAACACCATCTTCCCATGTAATCATTCCTGCGTTTCTGTTTTTCGTAATACCGACACCCAATGCTGAATAATACTTTTCAAACTCCAATGCAACGGGATGTTCTTCAAGTCCGAGAACATTCGGGAACTTCTTCCTGACGACATTTTCAATCTTCTTTACGGTTTCTAAGGCTTGGTCTATATCATCAATCTGGACATAGATTGAATCTGTGTGACCATAAACTACCTTCATTCTTCTTCACCACACCAATCGCAAGTAAATGTTTCTTCACAAGATACGCACATATAGTCCACACCATCTGTAGTCCACATTGATTCACCGCAACAACGACAAATGCTATCAGGTAGGTTATCAACTAACCTTTCTAATCTTTTGAGTCTCTCCATCATAGCCAAAATAGCACTATTTGATGGGTTCACTTCCACCACCCCTTTTCTGAGTAGTGTATAAATTTCATAGCGGGTGCTTCATGCAATTGTTGCATTTCTGTTACTGCACTACGCAAGGCCATTACTTCTTTCACAATAGCAAAGAGTTCTTCTCTTTCATCTTCAAGATGATTAATCCTCTGCGTTAGTTGTTCAATCTTGTCTTCTAATAAATTAAGTCTGCTTTTGTTATCTAGTTTCATCAAATTCGCCTCCATGTTTGTTTTCCAATACGAATTACTTTTGGACTTGCCTTTAATCGAAGTCCAATAGAGTTGTTACAGGGTGTATATTTACCCATACTATCGTATGCTCTTCCTTTGAAATCTCTTGTGAAAAATGTCTCACCTGAGTTATAAGAGTCAATTACTTCTTCAATTCTTTGTTTAATTGGTTTTACCATTTATTTCATCTCCTTTGCTACAAATGCTGCTTCACGAATTGCTTCTCTTGCTGAAGCAGTAATAGAAGCGGCTAATTCTACATCTGCCCAACCAAAACCTTGGAAGGCAACAATGCCGTAAAAAGAAGCCATTAATCGCTTTACAGCCATTTGATTGTTATACCACTTCGTATAATCTTCGTCATTCCCTTCTTCACGGGCCTCACGCATCCGTCGCTTATATTCATTTCGTAGGTTCTTAAGCGTAAGGACAGATTGAGGCAATAGGCCGAGTTTATCAGTTTTATAAAACCTATAGTTTGATTCAGACATTTCTGAGAAATCTCTAGGAGTAAGTAAATCAACTGCAAATTCAGTAGGTTCTACTGACTTAGTTTCCCAAGAAATGTTTCTTGCAATCATCATTGATGGATATAGACCTGCGAAGTCAAATGCTGCTACATTTAGATGAAGACCATTTGTTCCTTCAGAAGTCGGGTCATAAATCATAGCACCTTCGTATTGTTCACGTTCTTCGGGCTTTAGGCCTGTTGGTGCTTTCCACCAAGCATTACGCATAAAGTAAATTGAACCCATGTGTGATGCATAAAAACAAGCATCAAAGGGAGCAACTAGAAGTCTTTGAAGAGAAATAATAGCCTCACTAGTAAAGTTAGTTTCATCAATTTTTCTAAGGATTTCAACGTCAACTAAAGCATATTGCAGATAATGGTATGTATCTTCAAGCCACCCACGATTATAGAAATCGTCACCTTCAAACTTAGATTCCCAAGATTTGCCTTCTCCAAACAAAGTGTTAGAAACATAATCTAATGAGAGAGAAGGCAGCGTCCCTCGCTGAGAATCGTTCCATTGTCGCTCAAAAGCAAGGTCTAAGTTAAGGGTTATGCGGCCCTTGATGGGCTGAGAAATCGGTGAGAAGCCATTGTCTCCCTTAATGTAAGTGAAGCCATCCTTAGTCTTCTTAATGCCATCAACGGCGAAGACAGGACTTAGAAGGTTAGGGTTCAACCCATTTGCACACATACGCTTCAGCAATACCGGCAAATCGAACTTTAGACCAAACCAAGCAATAAGCATATCAGGGTCTTGAGTATTCAATTCATTAACAAAACTTTCAATCATCTCTTTCTCCGAAGAGAAGATTCTCATGTCGTTTCCGTAGCCTTCAATTTCAGGGTTTGCTGAAAATTTAGGAGGGTGTTCGGGGAACCAAGTCCAAAGATAAAACGTTTCACTAAAGTTATCATAGAGACTAATCGCAGTAATTGCATCCTTGTATTTTCCACTAGGCATCCATTCCATATCCCAATACCACTTTCGCAGTTTATATTCTGGGAGTTCGGTTAGTTCATCAACACAATAACGGAAATGAAAAGGAACATCTGCTTCCCAAGTCTCAGAGAAACGCTTCTTTGCTTCTCTAATATCTTCAGATTTATCAACAAATACCTTCTTTAGAGGAAGACCGTCCAAAGTTACTGCATCAGTTTCTTTATATTTAAATCGCCTTTCGGTATATGCTGAAGGCTTATACTCAGCGATTTCGGGATGGTCCTTACGGATATAGAAATAAGGATTAAACTCCACAACTTCAGTTTTCTTTTCTCCATTCTCTCTCCATGATTTAAAAATATGCCTTCCTGTATTTAGTTTGCTAATAATCATTCATACGCCTCCGACATAGGGAGCCTTAACTAACCTCCTATCGTCAGAAATGATAACAATAGGTGCATCATCTAAAACATAAAAGGTTAGAACTTGGTCTTTTTTGAAGAATTTGTGAAGCGGACCAGAAAATTCAACGGTTGCTTCATCACCAACACGAAGCATTGGTGTAATTTCCTCAGTATAATTGTTGTTGATTCCATCTTCGCTAGAAAAGGTTAGTGTATCTTTCTTTGCGTCAATTTTATATACACCCGATTTAACAAGTTCGCAACCAGAAATAACATCTGAAAGAGTTTCATTAGAAATAATGAATGCTCCTTCAAACTTTGCTTTGCCCATAGTTGGAATATTTTCAGGGTCTAAAACAGTTGGCATTTCAGACAGTCTAGGACCAAGACGGGTAATTACTTGAATATTAGACCATTCAACTACTCTTGGAATAGAAGCCTTACGAGTCCCCGATGAAAGGGTCATAAAGTCACCTGTTTCAACAGTTACTTCTTCCCCAAACTTCTTCAAATAAGGTAAGATAGACGAAGACCTGCAAATAAAGCCTCCCTCTTCTTCTATCTCAACATCAAGAACGATGTTCACAACGAAGGTATTATTACCTGACCAAAGTTGCAATTGATTTTCTTCACCTTTCATATAAAAGATATCATCAAGACTACCGGATGATAGGCCACCCTTTTTGACGTATTTGCCTTTTACTTGAATGCTTTCTAGTGCTTCTTTGAATGTATTCGTATTAATATTAAATTTCATATTTCTCAAACCTTGCCTTTGCGTAGTTCGGGGATTCCTTCCCATTTGACCATATTGGGTCCAACAGTTAGAGTTTCCCAAGTCTTACCGACTAGTTCTGTATTTGTTTTAGAGGCAGTTAGAGTTGCCTTATAAATGGTATTGCCCTGTTTCTTTGTTTGCTTTGTGCTAATGACTTGGAAAAGAGCATCTCCCCAATTGTGCCAATTTGGCTTCTGACCAACGACTTCACCTGTTGAACCATAATCAGCCTTGGCGTGTGTAATATACACTTGGTCACAATCTAAAGTTTTACACATCTTCAAGAGAGCATAAAAGGGAGCGTTACGCTTACCCCATTCAAACTTCATCTTCTGTGGCTTTCCAATCTTTGAAGAACCTGTAACGTGCAAAGTGCAAATGTCTAACCATTTATCTACACCATCGAACACAAATAAAACATCTTCGCCATCTGCAATCCTTTCTTGCACAAAAAGAATAAAGTCTTCTGAATTTCTCTCAGAAGCGGTAATGTCTGCTTCGCCTTTATCATTCAGAACTTGTGGATTCCAGAGCGTAATCCTATCGGTGCATTCATGATTCTGACGCCATGTCGGTTCGCAGCCGTCATCCCAATCAAGCACATAAATTTTCTTATCTGGGAAATCTAGAGCAAGACCCGACTTAACAGTTTTAGGTTCACCCCAAATACCAAGAACCAAGCGATTGTTACGCTCTAGACGGCGCTCGGTTTGCGCTTGAAGTTTTTGCTTGAAGGCAATAAGTCTAGAATTGTTCTGAGTTTCGTTACTTGCTGCCGTAGTTCCTTGCTTAGACGTTAGACCCATTGAAACCACCAATTTCATATTCTTCTAAATTCAGTTCTTGGCCGTGAACATTTGACCAAACTCGCAAAATCTTAGCAACTTCGTCTTGTCCATCAGCCTTATAACGACATTCTTTTGAACCAAGATGAAACTTGAGCCAATATTCGCCGTTTTTCTTTTCGTTTTCTTTGAATGTGATAAAGTCAACATTGATTAAATCAATCACATAATTGTTTTCTAGTAAAAAGTATCTATTTTGTTTTAACATATTTAAACCCCCAACGGGAAAGGGCTTTGCACCCTATTGAGCGTCATTCGACCGCCACGCTTACACGGTAGTTTAATTCAGAACCAATCGTAGTCCTCTTCAACCGCTTGAGTCACCTCAACGGCTGAACCCTTTCGGTCAAGGACATAAAGTCCGGTTGTGTTAATAGTTGCAGGTTCAGATTCCCCGTCAACTGAGCGTTGAGAGGTATTACCAATAACGATAACAGATGAACCAATACCGAAATCAATTTCGATATGTGCAGGAATCCAACAGGTAACTACACCGCTTCCTTCATCATAGTCAAACTCAGCATTCAAGTCTGTGATGTTTAGGATTCGGTTTCCGTTAGAGGTTGGAGTCATGTTCATGTTGCAGACCACACCATCAGTTACGATGAAACGCTCGTTATATGGAAGGGATTGCCTTTCAACGTGCGCTCGGTCAATTTCAACGAGAGGAACAATATGACTCGACATTTCATTAATGAGAAGGTTCTCAAAGTCGAAACTATCCATGTTCCTATGGTCGCTATTTTCAGGGTCAAGAGCCGAATTCAAAACAAGGCTAGCCTTTGTTACATCGGTCATGCCGTAAAGATTACCGTTATCGTTCGGAATTGCTAGGAAGTGAACCCATTCAAAGGTGTTAGGTTCAAACTCCACGGCAGGTTGATTCTTATAAGAGAATGGATAAAGAGCCATTCCTTCCTTACCTTCAACCGAACCATAGAAAAGACCTTGACGGCGGAATTGTTCAACAGGGAGAGGCTTGCCATATCCCTTATTTTCTCCACCGTTTCCGTATCGTTCCGTATCATCAAGTGGGATGTAATAGGAACCATCTTCTCCTTCTTCAGCGCCATTCGGAAGACCACTTACAGTCTTCTCTTGGTATTCGCCCTTATGATAGCGGGAAACAACCCACTTTCCAAGAGCATTCTGCGTAGCAACCGCAACGATGCCGCTTTCTAGAGCATTGTCTGAATCACGCCGGTATTCTTCACCGGCACGACGACGACGCCAAGCCATCATATCGCGGGGTGCATCTAAAGCCATGAAGAACCCAAATACCTTTTTTGTTAGGCTTCCACTATCGGTTGAGGGTCTGTTCTGAGAACGGCGATGTTGCGCCACAAATGAGCGCCAAAGGGCTTTACCGAAAGCATCGGTAATTTCCAAACCATTCTCAGCACAGATTTCTCCATACTTTTGTTCTGCTTCTTCTTGAGTCATCCCAATGTATTGAAGGGACTTCCCGATTTCATTTTTCATATCTTCTTGCATTTTTAATCACTTCTTATTTTTTCAAAGTTGTCCAACCATCCACGAAAGTAATACCTTCGGAGTCATAGTTGTGGACCGCCATTCTGTTTCGCCAATTGTTCTTAAGAACTTGAATTTAATTTTCGCATCTAATCCTTCTGAATTGATTACCGCATCGTGCATTCCAATACAGATTTCTTTTACTGACCTACCGTCAACAAGCATCTTATGAAAGTAAGCAATTGCTGAATTTTTATTGTTGATTAGAATATCTAAGCCTTTAGAGAAGTCTTCAAGCCCAATTTCAATTTGTTTCTTGAGGGAAGTATTGCTAGACTTTGCTGCCTGCACTTCGGTAATGACCCTCCTTAAGTCGAGGGACGCCGAGGATATAAAGGTGACTAATTCATCCTGAGAAAATCGCTCGACTCCTTCAGCCTGAAGGATTTTCTGTATTACTTCAAGGATGACTTCATTAGTCAATGGCCTAAAATAGTAGTTTGCACATCGGCTTTGAAGAGCAAAGATAATCTTGTTTCTGTCGTTACATGTAATGATGAAACGAATGTTAGATGAATATCTTTCCATAATTCGCTTTAGTGCATTCTGAGCATCAGAAGTCATTCCGTCCATTTCATCTAGAAGCATGATGCGGAAAGGAACTTCACCAATTGTTCCGCTTTGTGCAATAGTTTTGATTGTTGTTCTGACTGTTTCTAACCGTCGGTCATCGGATGCATTCACTTCAACGAAGTTATCATCAAAGGCTTCTTTGAGAATAGACTTGCCGAGAGCAATACCCGCAGCAGTTTTTCCATTACCGGGATTACCGTATAGAAGAACGTTAGGCATATTCCTTTCTTCAACCCATGTTGATGCGTCCATTGTGAAGTGTTCTTGTCCAATCACTTCGCTGATTTTACTTGGTCTATATTTTTCTGTCCATAGCATTTTAATTCCTCCATTCATCTCTAACAGTCCAAAGATAGTCTCTATTCTTTGGTCTGTTGATATCCACAGGGACTAGTTTTAGTTTTCTTTCCTTATCACATTTAGATAAGATATTAGCAGTTGTTCGAGAATTTGCAGGAAGCCAATGCCTAGGCATTCTATCCTGTAACATCTCAGTTAAGGTTCTGGTTGGTAGCGGTCTTCCTACTTCAAGAATAATTTCTACACAACCATCAATGATTCTTTTGTTTTTTGGTTTCATATTATCACATAAATTGGTCAAGAGTTCCCACGTCATAAACAACAGGGTCCGTCTTTTTACGGCGTTTCTTATCAGCGATACCGATAATTCGACGCTCGGTGTTGTTGAGTTTCTTTCCTGCCCAAGCAGAAAATTCAGGGTCTTTGAGCAACTGTCGAAGAGTCTTTTCATTCCTGACCCCTAACTTTCGACAGATATACGGAACTTTAGAATAAGCATTCCGCTTTGGCATATTTACTCGACCAAAGGAATTACCTTCGTGAGCATAAGCCAACATTTGATAGAAGTAATCTTGCTTCCATCTTCGTTTAACTACACCATCAACAAAAATTAAACGATTCGGATGCATATTTTCTGCAAGCCATGAAACGATTTGTGTATCTGATGGCTTATTGAAGAGCAAGGCATTCGCTACCTTGTCTCTATCTGTTTCCTTAAGATACATTCTAACCAAAGAGTATGTATCTATTTCAGCCGCTTGAGGAGTTTCACTTCTTGGTGCTAAAGACATAACTTCATCACGCAAGTAGTTGTTACTCCCGGCTCTTTTAATTTGGCACATATTTTTGATTTCAGACGGAACAGACTTTTCATTGATTGAAGTCAAGACAATTTGCCCTTTATAGTTCCGAAGTAAATATAGAATGTCTTCTTTATTTGGCTTGTGGTGAACGTCTTCAATAATGATTCCATTATCCTTTGATAGAGAACCAATATCGGTTGTGTCTATCGAATTTGCGAACATAACAACAGGGTCTTCGCAGAAGGTCTTTGCCTTCGTTGATTTTCCTGTTCCCGGTTTTCCTGTAATCAAAATTGCACGCTTTCTATTTAAATTGGTGAGTCCCATTATAACACTCCTTTTAATTCTAACATTCTTTCCATTCCTTCAAGAGTCAAATGCTCTTTATTAGAGACAATATCAACTGCCTCTCTGAATCTAATCCATTCACCCTTTGCATCGGGTAAGTTATCCACCATTTCCGTGAGAAGGTATAGATTCTTAATCCCACCAATTTTTAAAATTGGTTTTGGTCGAGCCTTATTCTCTTGTTCTTTAAGTGTGCTTTTGATATCAAACTGTAAAAGGCTTCTTTGCACACCGAGAAGGAACTCTTGTTCTGCTCTTAGATTTACTCTAAGTCTAATTGAATAGCCAATATTAGATTTCTCATTCTTTTCAATATGAAAATCAATTTTTGACCCACACAATAAAATTCCTGTGAGCATATCTTTACTATACATAATCATATGCCTCCGTCATTCCAAGATATTCTACCTTAATTCTAAGAAAATCCATACCCTCTAGAACTGTTGTTTTAACTAAATCTTCAAAATCACTATTTTTTCCGGGAAAAATAAGAGAGAACGAGGTTCCTTGATATGTTCCTAATGCCTTTGCAGTTTGCTCGTCAACTCTATCATGAACAATAGCGAATTGCTCAGACTCATTTAGTATCATTAACCTAAGATGTAGTCCTTTAGCAACAAACTGTAGCAGTTCCTCATCAACATTTAAGAAAGCCATAAAACTAAATGATGTTAAGTTATCATACTTAGCAAGCCAAGTCTGAATAAGTTCATCTTGAAACATCAGCCCATACCGTCCTCGATGTATTCCTTATGGTCAACTAATATTTCATAATGAAGGTCTGGAATATTGAGATAACAAATATGTTCTGGTCCAATCCTCGAATGCCCATGTCTTTCTGCGGTTTGTTCAGCGTTTGAAATTAAAATTTCACAAATGCTACTAAGTTGTTCTTGAAGAAACATAATTGCTTTTTTAGAAACCTGCATTTCCGTTTCGTTCTTAACAATCTCTCTTACATTTACTTTCGATTGAAATTTTCTAGTTGGAATCTTAGTATTTTCCTGCTTTGGCTCTATTAGAGTTCCACTTTCATCAAAATACGGGACTCTCGACAAAAGCATCTTGCGTGGACGCCCTTTATAAGTTTCGACGTTATGAAGATGAGCAAATGTCCCATCAACTCTAACAACTTGATATGTCTTTCCATCAATAATAGTAAATTGTCCTTCCTTAATCATTTTTAATCCCCTGCTCTAATACTTTTTTAACAAATTCGTAATCTTTTTCAGAGTCCATAAGAACGATTGCAGTTTCAATTACTTGCTCTAATCGCTTTTCATTATCTGAGGGAAGACTTTTAATCTTCAGCAGTTTCAAGACCTTTTTCTTTGTGTCTGGAGTCTTTTTGTTAGACCTAACTTCTCCTAATTTAGAATGCAAACTAGATAGAAGGTAAAACTGCCCCCTCAGTCTATCATAGGTGGATTTGATAGCCCTGCCTAACTGTTTAGCGTTCATTGAATCAATTTCAATCGAAGAACCATCGTTTTCAGTAAAATAATTGTATGTTTTTTGCATTTACATCAGCCTCACTACATCATCAAATGTATTAATATCATTGACGAACTTATCATCTCTAATTCTATTACATCTTGGGAATCTTAGCCCAATATTACCCTTAGCATCCCTGCTAACTAAATCGGCAGAAACTTCAAGAACAACTCTAGGCAAAAATTTATACTTGTTCTTTTCAACTGCTTCGATATTCTTTCTCAAAGCGTTAGTTAAGTTAAATAGTTCCGCTTCACTAAAGCCTGTTCCAACTTGACCAATGCTAACAAATTCGTTACCTGAACGAACACCAATTTCAAATGAAGCAAAAACTCCTGCCCTCTTTCCTTCGCCATATGAAGCAGAAAGAATTACCACATCTAATTCAATACGCGGTGGTTTGTGTTTAGCCCAAGAAACAGAACGCTTTCCGGGCTGATATTCGGCATCTGCATCTTTTACGATGATGCCTTCAAAACCTGCATTAATCGCTTCGTGGTAGAAAGCGATTGCATTACCACCAATTTGCCGGTGGGCTTGGTTGGGTAACTCCTTCATAACTTCAAGCCTATGAGAGTATGAGAGGCCCAAAACAACTTCGCCGTTCATCTTCAAGCAATCAAAGATTACCCACGTCACAGGGACTCTCCTGACGGCTTCCGCGTGGTCTTTGGAATGAACGCGGGTTCCTAAACGTTGATGGGGGGCAGGCGAACCATCTCCATGAATCGGGTAAATCTCACCATCAAAGATTGAGTTATCACAGTCATAATCACGAATGATTTCGACAACATCTGGATATTGATTAGTTACAATCTTTCCTTTCCGATTAAAGATGATAACGTTGTCACCTTTCTTGTGGATTTGGTATCTATTACCGTCGTATTTATAATCAACAATACGATTCTTAGGCCATTTATTTAGTGGAACTGATTTGGCTAACATAGGAGAAACAAATGTTCCATGACTGAGAACCATAGAAGGTTCCATGTCTCCCATATAATATTCACAAACATTAGCAATACTATTAAACGTAGTATGTTTCTTTACTTCCGCTTGTTTCTTACCAAAATGCTTTGCTAGAATCTTGACCACGTTTCCTTCGCTGATTCCATTACGGGGCGTTCTAATCCAATAACGAATAAACCACTTTCGCTCAATAGCAGAAAGAGAGGTAATCATTTCTCGAAAAGCCCTATATGAGTCTGAGCCAATACCTGAGCAATCAGTTCCTAAAAATCTAAGAACAGAAGAGACTGAAGTTTCTGTTGTTGAATCTGCTGAAGAGTCTAAGAAATAGACTACATCTCCCATATCTTCATAAACAGACATATCACCATCAATTTCATCATCATGAATATTGAAAGCATTTGCTACCCACTTTTTCGCTCTAGAAACACCAATATTATTTGAAGGGTATTCCAGAGAAAGAATAGCAACGACGCTACTCTTATCTTCAAAATTCTCCAGAGCCTTCGAAATCATTGAGATTTGCCTGCTTGGTAGGGATTGGTCCGTTGCTTCCAACAGATTGCTCATCATTTTCCATGTCATCAAAATTCACCTCTTTATTTACTGTATAAATTAAATTCTTAATATCGTCCGAAATCGTTGTGTAGTCTTTCGGTTCTTTTTCTTCAGTCACAAAAAACCAATGTAGGAATTTTGCAACCTTAATCCATTCATTCTTCTTCATCTTGCGATACGTCATCGTCAAGCCTCCCTAGCAAACGAATAAAGTTCGCAATAATTTGTGAAGTAATTTCCACTTCTTCCATCTTTTGTTGCTCAAGGAAACGATGAGTCATCTGAATCAGAGTCGCTTGAGTAATTGCCGGTGCTAATCTAGCCAAACCGTTATCTGTTTGGACTTCCCAATAAGCAACAAATGAAGACTTTGCTAAGTAATTGGCATAGCGCATTTCTGTTACTTGAGATTTGAAATGTTCAGTCAAGACTTCACTTCGGCTTAATTTCTTAAGCATCCGTTTAGTCCATTCTGCGAACTTTTTATCATTCGTCGTCACTAGATACATCTTGTTCGTATTCATTTACTTCACGCTCCATTAGCATATTCATGAAAGCAGTTTGAACCTTGAGGAAGGTGGAGTCAATGTGTTGCATTTGAACACGACAACCACGACCTTCACCCGGAGAAACTACCATATCTTTTTCAACCATTAGTGCAAATAAGTCCACTAAACTAGAACTATGAGAAACGAATCTCTCAATCGCTCCATGTCCATACTGTCTATCTTCATTTGCTTTTCTTACTGCTTTCTTTGCTTGCACAACGCTAATACGTTTTTTAATTTCACTCATCGAGTTCCCTCCTTAAAAGGTTGAGAAGATATGTAGCCTCTTCTCGGTTAAGGCGAATGCCTTTGCGGGAGATTTTATCTCCCTTAAACCAACGAATATCAATAACGTCGATTTTATAATAATTACCCTTACGAACCTTAACTACATCAGTTTCGTTTCGGGGTATAGTTCCAATCAGTTCAAATCCATCATCAGTCAAATTGATTCCTCCTTGAACTTTTCTAAGTCCTTCCACGTTCTAAAATAACGTGGCGCTTCTAATTCATCTAAACGGTTAGCAATCCAACAGGCTCCACCGATTGAAGATACCTGAACGATTTCATATTGACCACTACTGATTTCAACAACTTCTTTTGTTGAAATTTCAGGAACGAGGCCAAACATTCTAGTTAGTTCAAATGCTACATCATTGAGATTATCGTTGACGTATTTGATAATGTGAGCCCTTTGAATGGGAATTTTAGGTGCAACCTGAAACTTAATCTTCCCGGTCATGTTGCACACCTTACATTTGTTTCCTTCACAGATTGGACAATTAATCTCTGCATCATGAGGTGCAGGTAATGTAACTGTAACTGCCCGTTTCATCAATGCTTCCTCCCCGGTTCATCATCTTTATGAATGAAGTAAAAGTAGCCATTTGAACCCATAAAGATGTTCTTCTTATATAATCTATGGAAAGGATATTGACCTTCTAATCCTTCAGGGATTTGACTCTCTAACCAAGTAATGTAGTCTAATAGTTCTTGATGCATAACTTGTGGCATTTTCATTCCTCCACGGTAATTGCTACAGATGTAGTTAAGAACAGTTTAGCAATAGACATTGCTGCTAAGAAAGATTCGCGGGCTACGCGAGCAGGGTCATAAACATCATCTAGTTCACCAAACTTACCCGTTAAGGCATTGAAACCTCCTTCCTTCCAAGTCTCAAAGGATTCTTTAGATACGTTGGAGTTAGCCAATAATGCTGTAATGGGTTCCATTAACGCACGAACAACCATAATTTCCACGGGAGTATCATTAGTCGTTTCAATGATTGCATTTGCGATATTACCATAAGTCATGCCTCCACCCGCAACGATACCTTCAGCAAGTGCGGCTTTGGTTGCATTGAGAGCGTCATCCAATCTTTCCTTTGATTCACGCATTTCAATAGCAGAGGAAGCACCAATTTCAATAGTGGCGATTCCACCCTTCAAACGAGCAACGCGATGCTTAATTCTGTTCTTATCATATCCTTCCATATCTTCAGCCATTGAACGAAGCGTTTCGATTCGGGACTGAACATCACCGTCACCGCCGATAATTGTCGTGTATTCCTTAGTCACAATGACTCTATCACAAGAACCGAAATCTCCAATGGAAACTAGGGTTGGGTCGTCACGACTTTCATGATTATAAATTTTACCACCAATAAGAGCATTAAGGTCGCCTAACTCATCTAACTGCGCATCACCAAAATTAGGCGCAAGAATTGCAGCAACTTGAACAGTCTGTTGAAGAATGTTCGCAATTAAGTTATTCATTGCAGAACCTTCAATGCCTTTACACATAATGATTAGCGGCCTTTTATTGGTGGATGCAATCTCAAGCATAGGCAGAAGGTCTTGGAATTTGCGGAAAGCAAGATTAGACATAAAGACGAGAGGGTTCTCAAACTCACACGTTCCATCCTCTTTGTTAGCCATAAGATGACTTAAGTAGCCTTCATCAAGTCTAACCCCTTCACGAACCATAAGGCGATTTTTATAAGTTTTACCTTCTTGAACAGTAATTACTCCGTCCTTCCCAACCGTCTTAACTGCATCGGTAATCATACCGGCAATTTCTGTATCATTGTTTGAGGAAACAAAGGCAACATCAAATACTTCGTCTTCTTTAATATCAATAGATGATTCTTCGATTTTGTTCACAACAAAACTTTGCATTTGTTCTAAATCATTTTGGAAGTCTCGCATATTCTCAATGTATTTGTAGTGGTCGAAAATACTGTTGCATAGAGAGCGAGCAAGAATACACGCAGTTGTTGTTCCATCACCGGACTTATCTTGTGCTTGTGAAGCAAGGTTCTGAACCATTTGAATACCCATTTGAACATAAGGGTCTTCATGAGTAACGTATTTGGTGATAGTTACTCCGTCATTGATGACCACAGGTGGGTTTCCTTGAAGAATCGCCGTCTTTGCTTGTGGGCCAAGCGTAGGCGAAACTGCATCAGCAACCATGTTAATCCCTTTCAATAGTTTTTCTTTGACTTCATTTTCTGTAGTAATCATTCATCTTCCTCCTTACATTCGTGGTCAAATCTAAACCATGCTCCACAGGAATTGCATTCGATTGGAATAGCGCCGCACATTTAGTCCACCACGCAGAAAATGTGTTCAAAAGGCACGAAAAGAATATCTCCATCATTTTCATATGAGTTGCGACCATTAAACATAACTTTCTTCCCTACGATGGATTGTTCATAAGCACAGGAAATACACTTACCTACATTCCCATGAGAAGTAACGATGCCGCCTTTCGTTTCTGTTGTTTCCATACGAATAAGAGCGTATTTTCCAACCGCTTTCATCATTGTTCATCACCTTCGGGAATCTTAATCCAACGACGCTTTCCTTCAGAAACGTAAGCATAAACGTGGGTCTTATAAAACTCCTTCAAATGCTTATCTCGCTTTCCGGCTTTTGCTTGACGAGCATTACCGGGAATGTGCATCTCATCATGAATCTTCTTCACATCATTTGGATGGCGGGCTTTATGCTTTTCAACACGCTTTGAACATTCCATAGGTTCAACAGGAACAAGCATCTGAATGGTGTTGGTGAACTTCTTTCCACCTCTTCCATCAATTGTTTCGTTAATATAAACGGTATGCATATTCGCAGTTCCGTTCTTATAACGGCGCGTGGTCCTAGAATAGTCAATCGTAAATGATTGACTCTTTTCTTGTTGTCTTCTTTCAAATTTCTTCATTCTTCTTCACTTCCAATTTTTCTTAGCAGTAGGTTACTGTCTTCTGTAACCTTAATATGGGTGTATTGGTGGCCCGCTTCACCATCCCAAACACCCCATTCCATGTTTCCAAGGACTTCGGCACGTTGCATATGAATGCGCCATGTATCAATAGTCTTCCAATCTGTTCCGCTAAAATATGCAGAACCAAAGGGATGAGTATGAATCCAACACTTAATCGGCAATTTCATTCCGTATGGTGGTGCAGGAAAATCAACATATCCGGGTGAACCGAGGGACCAATGCAAATTATCTGCACCATCAATCACAACTTGAATTTCAAGACCGGGAAACAACATTGTTGAACAATCCCAGATTGCTTCATTCAATTCAGGATGATGCGTGTTTGACATTTGACCGTAATGGTCCATACAGATATCCCAAGCACCCCTGATTACATTATCAGCAGATTGGTAATATTCATAATCAGAATCATCTTCTGAATTGATTTCATCAAAGAACCTATCTTTAATCTTACCCATTTCATTCATCTCCTTTGGTGAGAATTGCACCATACTTGGTAGCCATCTTATCCAATCGCTTCTGAATCTTCGCGGCCTTACGCGCCACACGTCGCATCCTTCGCTTCTCAAACCATCCCATACGGGGTTCTGTGGCCTTCTCGTCCGCTTCCGCCTTACGGGCGGCGACAATCTGAGAAGCCTCCATAACCAATGCAATTCTTGAAGGTTCTTCCGAGTCCCAAATGTTTTCATATCGGGCTGCGAGGGCGCGATAATCTCTTTGGTATTTTTCACGCATTTCGTCAATACTCAGGTTGGGGAAATCAACCATAATTCCTAACTCCTGTTGTGGAGTATAGTTAAATCGGGTGTAAGCCCACTTCTTTTCCTTTGGCTCAACGAGTTCCTCAACAACTTTCTTAACATTTACGGTTTTTGGCTTTGCTTCCCTAAAGCGCATAATGTTTTGTGGTGTAGTCTTTCGTCCATAAACTACTTCGAGTTTATCGCAAATTTCTCGCCACTTCATTCCTTTCTTTCTGCACTTTCGCACAAAATTAATTTCTTCTTGTTTCCATTTATTATACTTCATTTTATTCACCTCAAATATTAAACGTCATAAACGCTTTTGTTTCTTCATTGTTAAAATACTTCTGAATCCATTGAGCGCCTGCACCTGCAATCATAGCATTCATTAGATTCACATTCTTTCCTGAACCGTCCCAATCTCCTGCTTGGCATGAAAATGAACCTTCTGGACCTGCTAAGAGAGTATCATAAAGCGAGGGGTCCGCGTTGTGCGACACAAGAGCCGCATTTCTACCTTGAGCGCGAAGGTCAAGCCACTTAAGGGTTGTGTTGTAAAGAGTTCTTCTAACTCCAAGGTTATCTACACATGAAACAACAAGGTCATAACCTTCCATTTGTTTCGCAGTTAAAATTGGATAGGGGCTAGCCTTTGAGACATTATTGTGAATGTCTTGCATTGACTGTGCTTTATTCTGCCCAACATTCAAAGGTAGGTAATTCTGATACAGGAGATTCTTTGTCTCCACCTTATCAGGGTCAGCCACCTGAATATCGTATTCGTTAATTCTGTCTAGAAGTGGAATCAAGAAACTCCCAATACCACCTGCTCCAATAATCAATACTTTCTTCATTTATATCACATCAATTTTTCTAGGTCAATTCCTTTGAGTTGCTCAACTCCCTTTAGACCAATTAGGGGTAGCAACCTCCTACCGGAGATTCTGATTCCATTAGCAGAACACTTCAAATTTTTAGAAATCGAAGTTGCTGAGTATGGATAGTTGTGAATGTATGATGTAAAATACACCATTGTTGCGTAGTGCAACTTTGTCTTATTTTCATCTAATTCTTTCATTAGTTTTTCAAAGAATTCAAATGTCTGCAAACAATGAGATACAAAGGCAGGGTCATTTGAAATATTCGCAATGGCACGTTGCATTAAGAAATGGGAATCATCATTTCTTAATACATTGTTGCCATAATGTCTAGTAATTCTTCTAGTTAGTTTTCGAACTAATTTGCTTTGGACTTGGAATTCACCACAGACTTCTTTTAAGGTTGCAGGTGTTCTATTTTCCTTCAAAGCGTAGTAGACAATCGCTGTTGCTCTTGTTTCTAAGGTAGAACCAGAAAGAATACCTTTAGTAATCAACTCACGATAGATTTGTTCTAATCTGTCGTTAATGTTAAATGGTAACTTCAAAGATGAAACTACCATACGCATGACTCTATAACCATTCTCTAGTGTTCTTTCAGAGTCGTTTCTTGAAGATTTTGCACGCTTCATGAAGGTAGTTTCAGAACCAAGACCATAATCCTTGGAACGAAAGGAACCATCTTCGCCCATGCTTAGACGAACAGTTTCTTCAAAGGCTTCGACTTGAATAACGAGTCCGCAATCATCACAAATGCGTTCACCCATTCTTTCATCGAAGGTGTTGTTACGCGAACCACATTCATCGCATTTCATGCCAATCAATCCTATTTTCATTTTCATTCGCGTTGATGTAACGCTTAATTGTATTCACGACTTGAATAGTCAAAGTGTCATTTAGAAGTGCAAGGGCTCTTGCAGCAAATTGGTCGCCCAAAGAAGAACCTCTAGCCATGTTATCAATGCAAATTGGCCCTCGCCAAGTTGCTTCAGAAAGTTCAATTTCGTTTGTTTCTGAATTTGATTTCACACCGTTCGGTTGCCAGACATATGTGCTAACTTGTTGAATATCAGACTTATATTTGTTGTCTGTTAATTTCCAATCGTAGCCCTTTCCTCGAACATACATGGTAGTTCCATCCTCTCCTTCAACAATCTTAATTCTTTGAGGGTATTGTTTCTGCAAATCCATCATCAATTCTTCGGCTCTCTTTTCAACAATGTCACTTTGACGATTCTGCTTCAAAAACTCAAGCATTACTTTCTCAGTTGATTCTGAAATCTGCTCACCAACTAACCTAAAGTAAAGGTCATCTGGTGAAATAAACTTCCATGAACCCCTTTGCTTCCCGTGGATATAGAAGTTACACATCGTATTCAAATCCTTGAAAGAAATTTCGCCCCATACCCCATCTGAAATCTCAATGGCACATTTCTCATCTTCAATTTGCATGACGTTAAGCCTAACATCAATCTTCCTAAAGTTCTCATAAAAGAAATAAGGAAGACGATTCTCCAGAACATACCGAACATTTTCTGGCATATTCATGTAACTAATCATAGTCTTCATCAAAAGTCCTTGGTCGTTAGTGAAGCAACTCTTATACATTACTCGCGCCAAAGTGTTCGTAATTTCATTAAGACTGAGCGCCTGACCATTTAGAAGATAGCGACTACCTTGCTTTTGAATAAGGATAGGTAGGCTACCGATTGTGATTGTTTTAGGTTTTGCAGAAACAGAGAACCAACAACGACTGTGCTTACCCTGAAGAATAAGTTTTAACTCAGAAGCAATTGCTCCTTGAACCGGGTCTTTCAATGCCCTAGAAGGGTGTATTTCAATCCTACTTGGATGATTTTCTCCAAGAAGTAATACTGTGCTATAAAACCCTCTAGTATCGTCAGGCTTATAAATTTTAACATTTTTTTCTAATTCCATAATATCACATCAGATAAGTTGATTTGTCTTCTAATTTTGCACATTTTTCGTGCATCTCTCTTTTAAAGTCTTCGGGGTGTAGGAGTTGTCCACCACAAATTCGACAACGTGTTGCTACACGTTTTTTATAACCTCTAATATTTTTTACATATTCCGGGTCGTGTTCTTTCATACCATCACCTTATGGTAGCCATCACGGCTAGTGTAATAAATTCGACGGATGCCCGCCGCTTTAATTGCTTCCATGCAATTATCGCATGGTTTCGCCATCGCCATTCCTGTTGGCGTATGACGTGTAACATAAATGTCTGCGCCTTCGGTTTTGCTCGCCTGTTTAATGGCGTTCACTTCAGCATGACCTTTGCGAGTATTACTCGCAATGGAAAGAATCTTTCCACCTTTAACAATTACTGCTCCTAAACGGTAGAAGTAATCGCATTCGATGGCTTTTTTCCGAGCGACATTGAAATTTCTTGTTCTTTTACACAAATTAAAACCTCACATAATTTACATTTAGATTGACAATTGATATCATGATATTCAAAGGCTTGAAGGATTCTCTCTCTTTTTTCTGAGATGTATTTATGGAATCCCTTTTCAACTGCTTCTGGAACAGACCATAGTTCTTTTTCAAGAGTTTGCCACACTCTGAAGATTTTATCTTTGTCACTATAATAGACACTTGTTGCTTTGAGAGCAATCTCTAAATTTTTGGATTTTAATTCCTTCTGTTTAATTAGAGAATAGATTACGAGTTGCATCTCTTCAAAAGAAGAGAATAACATTTTATCACCTCAGATTTCGCAAGCACCACCCGCACAAGCAAGTTCACCAGACAAATCTGTTTCATCTGTTTCTTCAATTACCTGTGTTAAGTCAAGACCCTTCAAAGCCTTTGAGAGTTCTTCAAATGTTTCTTTATTACAGGTTTCAAATGGTGCTTGTGTATAAGTTCCGCCATCGTAAGGCAATACGGATAAACCATTGTAATAGTGGCGATTCATCCACATCCATTCTCCAACATCGCCCCATTCATCTTTCTTGATAGAAATAGTTGCAGAAACGTTATGTGTGTTTGAACCTTCACGGTGTCCGCTTCGCACCCATCGAATGCTGAAGTTCTTCACCCGTTCAAGAAGTTCAAATACGTTTTCACTACGAGTGATTGCACCTTCGGGAGCCTTCTGCGGAACAGAAATTACTGCCTGTTGTGTTGGGTTAAAGAATTCATCTTCAATTAACTCAGGATGATTCTGGGAAAGGTAGCCATAGATGGCCTCGTTCTTTCCAACACGAATGCGTCGAATGTAGTATTTATCATGCCATGCATGAATGCCAGAAGAGGTTCCAAGAACAAGAGAAGTTGTTCCGGCAGGCTTTACACAAGTAACGCGAGAAGCCTCCTTGATTCCTAAAATCTTAGCAACGCGACTGTTTTCTAACTTTGCGGCAAAGGAAGCCATCTCAAGGTCAAGGTTTTCAACACGATTTGATGCAATCCCCGTCATAGACACACCGAGTAATGCGTCTTTTTCTGTGGTCCTTCGCCAAACTTCACGAAGATAATGAAAATCAGAGTAACCGGCTTGAAGTGTTCCAAGAAAAGCGGCGGCTTTAACCCTAGATTCGAGGTCTGCTTGGTCTTCAACATCAGAAGCGTTCACTTCTGTAAGGTTACAGAATTGATATGGGCGCAAAGCAATTTCACAACAGGGATTGGTTCCCCAATCTTTGTCGTTACTGAAATAAAGTCCGGGTTCACCGGAACCACTTGCTTCAATACGCTTCCACAAATCCATGAAGAATTCCTTTGTTACACGGTGTCGGAGAATAACGGCAGAATTGTTTGCACGGCCACGTTGGGGATTGTTCTCCCACCAAGAACCAGATTTACACGCAATCATTTCAGCATCATCAGCGGAGAAAAGACTAATCATAGCCGCACGACGAATACCTCCACTAAGAACTGCATCAGCAATATGACACATAATATCGTGTGCTTGAATGGTTGAAAGTTTCTCACCATCAATCGTGTTTTGAAAAATACCTTCAATTTTAACTAGACATTCACGAAGAGGTTGAGGACCGGGTGCTTTACCACCAGATGTTTTAAGAATCGAACCTTTCGGTCTAATATCAGAATAGTCAAAGATAGGTGTTGAGGTTCTGGTTCCAATATAGCATTCAAAAAGAACCTTTACAGCATCAGCCCACCCTTCGATAGAATCAGCAATAAGGTAACGACGCTGCCGGTCAGCCTTGGGATGCCTGATTTCTGGTAGTTGTTCGATATGGTGTCGTTGAACGGAATAGCCCACCCCCGTTCCACCGAGCAAAAGGAACATAGCCTCAGAGAAAGATAAATAGGAATCAAGAGGCATATAAGCACAATTGTAAATCCTATTCGGACTAATCTCAATGGGCTTACCGCCAAATTGCATAGAGCGCATAGAAGGGAGGACTTTTTTGGTTCGGACAAAGTTTTCATAGACATTTTTGATTTCCTCCGAAAGATTCGGATAAGTTTTAATATGCATAGTTTTATTACGCTCAACAATTTCATTCCAAGTTTCTCTTCGTAAGAGTTCAGAATTATATTTAGCATATTTCATATGCACGGTAATATCGGACAAAATTTCTGTGTTCATTTTAGCACCTCACTTTAGTTGTTTTGGGTAGTTTATCGAGAGTCGTAAAGGAATAAATAAAGTCACTACCATCTCTGGTTATTACCCATTCCTTTTCAACCTCAAATAGCCATTCTTTAAAATTATCAATGGCTGAATTTCCATACATATCAATTAATTCATTTACCGAGTCGAAGGCTCGACCACGGTAAGTAATGCGAGAGTGACCCCCCGCATAAATGTAGCCCTTCTTACTTGTCCCAATTACGAATCTATCGGGATAGAAGTCGGGCTTTACGAAAGCAATACCTTCGTGGATGAATGGTTTGGTTAAAGTCCAACCATTAAGTTCAAACATGAGTTTCATAGCACCCTCAGAAATTGTCGTCTTTAGGTCCATGACTCTCAATAAAAAAAGGGGAAGGAAAGCCTGACGGCTATTCCCTCCCCAATGGAGGGGAAAGAAGACAATGGGATGCGGTCTTCTTTCCCCAAATGTTTCCTGAGCATTACCGTTAGGTAGTCCTCAGAAAGCACCTCCAACAATTGCCGGAGTAAGGTCAACATTCTCGACTGTGTTCCAATCGAGTGTCGTAATCTCTTCACGACTCACCATTTCCCCATTGATGAAAACCCAATGGGTCGGGTGGGTATCAATTTGCTCAATTACCTCGGAAGAGGCGAGCATGACTTCTGTATGGCCGGTATCATTCAAAATTCTTAGTCGAATCATTTCAATCTCTCCTATTCTGTGGACGGTCGCTCAGGCTATAAGGCTGATTCGTTGGTTCGGCTACTGCATCCCTGCCGTCCCTTTCAGCCATTAGAGTTTCAATGTAGGTGCTAGCCTCAAATCTTGTGATGGGGCCTCTAATTTCCCCACCCAAGTCCTTGATAAACTTAACTTGCTTTTCAGTTACTCTGCGCTTATCGCTCATAATTGATGCAAGTTGCTTAAGAGCGTAATCATCTAACTGCTCTCCTTTAGAGAGGGAATCTGCAAAGTTACGCAACTTTATCAAAGAAGCACTATCAAAAGCATAGGCAGAAATAATCGTAGGAGAGCCATAAAACTTACACATCTTTCTAAAAGTCATGCTTTGTTGTAATTCATCAAGAGACAATGCCCTATTTTCCTCATGCTTCTTCCTTTGAATCTCTTGAAGGCGCTCTCTTTCCTTTCTTTCTTCATCCTGTCGCTTTTTTCGCTTAAGGCGTGCAATTTCATCAAGGCGAATTTGTTCAAGACGGTTTTCCTTTCTCTTATCTTGACTTTCTTTATACTTAAGATAAGCAGGCTTCTTAAAAGAAAGGTAAGTCACGTCAGCGATAAGAGCATCATTCGGATAGCCGCGACTAGCCATTTGATTACGAGAGTTTTCTGGATTATCCCAACGCCAAAACACAGAAGCCATTTGATAGTTCCTTTCACCAAACTTTCCTTCTGCTCGCTTTCGAGGAATTTTCTTCACGATATGCCAACGATAAACGTAATCATATTCATGTTCATCTGTATTCTTCCAATTCAACCAATGGTCAACAGGACGAAGGCCATCAATCATGTCGTTCCACCAAATTCCGTTCTCTTCCCACCAAGCATCTGCCTTCATGTTCTTAACGCGAACCTTAATCCAATCAGCAATCTTATCATCACTAATGGTTTCAGGTGCGACACCCAATTCATCTGCAATTGCACGGGCAATCATGTAAGCGTTAATATGGTCAGAACCAACGCATTCTTTCGTTCCATTCTCGGTGTTCTCAATAGCAAAGTGGTAATAGATAGCATGGCCACAGAGACAATATCCAACACCTGTTCGACTTTCACGAACCCATTCAGGAGGATTAGTATTGTTAAGGGAAGGCCACCAACATTCACCCGTGGCTTTCCATTCTTTCAGCGCCTCATCAATATCAGGAGAAATAGAAATTTCAAGCATACGCTCAATAAGTTTGCGGTCCCAATGACCATTTCCAAGTTTTCTTAATTTCAATTCATAACCCCCATTGACGGTTCATCATCGCTATAAGGCCAATAGCCTTCTTCTCTAAGGGAAGGAATATTCCCAATAGAAATTCCCTCTTCTAACCAAGCAACGCCACCATTCAAAAATCGAAGGTGGACGGGATATTTGCCCGTATGAAGAATAGTGTTCAGTTTAATGAATGCTTTATGACCATTCATACATTCCACATTTAGAATAGGATTCGTATACCAATCTTCATCTTTCATTGGATTTGTGTGATGAGCAATCATCAAAAGAGAATCTCTATGGTCTAGACCTTCTTCGATGCAAGTTGAACAATTTATAGCAATAGGCATACCAACAGTATGTAGTTCACTACCCATAATCACAGTTGGGGTAATGCCCTTCTTATTTGCATATTCCAAAGCAATTTCATTTGCTCGGAGGTCACGACGCCTTTGCGCTTCTTCATCGTTCTTTCTAAATCCCATTTCAATCCCAATCCATCTTTTCGTTCGCTCGTTGGTCAGAGAGGAAATCATCAAGAATCTCATCAATCTTCTCAGGGAAGACATTGATGATTCCCGCAATAGTCTTTCGGTGAAGACTAATCCAAATGCGATGATACATATTTAATACCATCTTTGGTTCATCATCTTCATTCATCGTAATAATAATAGGAGGAAGTTCCTCATCCATCACCTTACGAAATTCAACAGGCTTTACTTTATCTTTAATTAAATTCATTTTATCACCAAATCAAAACTCTTCTTCACCAGAAAAACCCATATGGTCATCTAGTATAAACAAAATAGGAATAAGAATCACAAAAAAGGCAATCACAAAAGACCACCCGATAAGTTGAAACGTTAGTTTTATCATTTAAATTACTCCTGAGAAAAGGCAGGCGCGGAGGGAATCGAACCCCCATCTTCGGCTTAGAAGGCCAAAATGCTATCCATTACACCACGCACCCATGTTGTTTTCAAGCCGCCCTCCTACTATAAGGGCGACTCAAATAGACGGAAATCATAGCCATGAGGTCTTCAGTCCTCTTGGAATGAATGAGGTCTTCAGCATCAGCACAAGCCTCAACATTCATGTGGATAACCTGAGAAAAGGCATCAGAAACGATGCTTATAAGTCGCTCCCGTGAACCTTCACGGAGCGTTTCACGGACCTTGGAAGCAAGGTCATAGCGGTATTTTTCATTAATCAAACAGTCCATACACTCAATACGTTCCATAACATCGTGTTGATGATTAGGGACCAAGAGATAACCATTTTTGCATGATTCATTTTCACAAGTTTTCATCATTTTAATTCAACTCCTTGAGGGGGAAGTTAGCCCCATATTTTTTATTGAACACTTCGGTTCTTTCATTGTATTTGATAATTGCATGGTGTTCAGGCCACCATGAAGGTCGTCCACGAATGGACTTCCATGCTGCAAATTCCCACTTACCTTCAAGGTAATAGTGGCGATAGGATGCGATAACAAAATCCCAATCTGTTGCATTAGGATTATCTTTGAAATATTGCACACCATCAAGACGATACTTGTCGTCCATAGCAATCCAAACAGGACTTGCTTTTGATAGGTCGCCCTTCACATATTCTTCAATATTACGAATACGCTTTTCTGTTCGATGAACACGATTCTGATAACGAAGCGTGTATTCCTTGCAAAGAGCGAGTCCATGATGATAAAGCCATGTGAAATTGTCTTCAGATTCTCTCGCCCATTGGGTTGAGGGGTGGTTGAGCATGGCAGGCTTCATCAAATACGAGCCGGTTCGTGCATGAAAATCCTTCAATTCTGCAAGTTTAGGTTCTTTACCATGTTCATGAACAAAATGCTTGTAAAGAACATTGGTGTGAAGCATTTGACACGTTTCCGTGGGCATCTTCACAATATGCTTATCCAACATCTGTTGTGCAGCATTGATAGGGTCTGTGCTAAGAGCAAAAATATTCATGGAAACACCTCGTTCCAAAAGTAATTCATCCAAACTTCTTCATCGAACTTAGGATTAATTTTCTTGCAAGCGCACATAAAGGCTTCAAGCATAATTTCTTCTTGAACTGAAAGGCTACCGCCAATTTGTTCTCGGTGTGCATATGCAAATTCCTTTGCAAACGTTTCAAAATTCTTTTTCGTCATCATTTAATTCCTCTCCTTGAGATTTGGTGGGCTTTGTTAAAGGAGTAACCCAGACTCCTCAATTCTTTATACCGTTCTCGACGGCGCATTTCAACAGTCACCAACCGATTCAAATATTTCGGCTTCCAATAGTGATGCTGAGTAATTGGGATTATATCTTTCATTCGCTTCATTGAAACAACCTCTGCATAATTCATATCTAATTGTCACCTCAGGAATATCAAACCCGTGGCGAGTAAAAGTTACTTCTGCTGAATATGCAGATTTTAGTCCGCATTTCAAGCAAGGCTTACGCCTCTTAATATCGTCTGGCTTCATTGAAAAAGCATTTCTAAAAGCATCAATTAATTTCATAGTTCCCACCTAGAAAGTAAATGGGCGATGAGGCCCACAAAGAATAAGAATGTAAATAGTTTTAACCATACCATGATTATCACCTAAAAGGTAGGGAAGGCCACGCGGGGAAAACACCACGCTGCAAGAACCTGAAGAGTTCCAACATAGAATTTAGCCTTTTTACTTTTGCAAACCCTGTTGGTGGAAAACTGTTTTAATGTAGCAAAACGAGCATTTTTTACCGAAACCGTTACAGTTTTTACCGTTCAAACCACCGCGTTAAGAGAGCCAAGACAACTCTCAGAACTAAAACGCTTTCCCGTGCATAAACTCACGGGACTTGTTATACTCTAACTTGGCGATAATTGCACCCGCAACATCCAAGTCTTTACCCATCGCATAATCCATAATGCGAATTACTGCATCAGCGAGTTCTTCTTCAACCGCTGAAAACTCGATAATCTTATCCGAGGAAGGATTACCCTGCCTCATGGCTTCTAATGCTTCAGATAGTTCTGAATGAACAAGTGCAATAGATTCACCATCGTTCCGGGCATCATCCCAGAAACCATGCTTTACTGCATTCATCCAAACCTTCTTTGCGATTCTGTGCCATTGTTCTTCAAATAGTTTTTCTGTCATTTTTACACCAACCTGTAGCAATTTCGACAACGCTTTTCATGGACGTAGCGGGTTTCAATAAGTCTTCCCGCAGCATCCACGACACGCATTGGCTTAATAAGAGTTCTGATTTCACATTGGTCTTCAATAATACAAGTCATTCTTTATTCCTCCCAAATGGTCCTTCGACCTTTTCATCATTAATTTGAAATTCGTCACAAACCACATCAAACAAAGTATATTCTTGCTCATAGTGGCGATGATATGCAGTTTCGAGGAAGTCAATAATCATCCATTCTTCCATGTGGCTATAGTCTTCCGTATAAATCACAGTATCATTTTCAACATATCTTGTTTGACTGTCAGCCTTTTCATCCCATTCTGAGGGTTCTTCGAGCATAAACAATTCAGGAGTATAGTTAATCGATTCAATTATGATACTATAATCGTAAGCGGAACGCCTCAAAGTAAATACATCACCATTTGTGAAGTGTCCTCGAACTTCAATTTCACCCAAATCATGGTCAAAGGGTCCGTGCAAAATAACACGATAACTCTTCACATGAGATTCTCTTTCTCCATACATAATCTTATATTTTTCCATTTTAATTCCTCAAAAGTTGAGCAGTTTAAATTCATACTCAGGAAATGAATGGCGAGCCGTGTGGGGTTCGAACCCACGAATCTTCGGGTTAAAAGCCCGACGCCTTACCTGACTTGGCTAACGGCCCATTTTGGTTTTACTTCAGTTAATCCCCGGTTGAGGACCACAGTAGTAAAGGTTCTTCTTTGCGCGAGTAATCGCAACATAGCAGATATTGTTCTCTTCTGAGCCGCCACGGGGATGAGGCATCCTATCTGTGGCGAGAATATAGACGTTATCCGCTTCAAGACCCTTTGCCTTATGGACGGTGGAAAGCATCACGTCGCCGTAATCCTTGCCGTCAAACACGCGCTTGATTTCAGCAATAATTGCTCCGACCGTTTCAACGCGAGAAGCAAAGATACGGATGCATTCGGCCTTATCTTCAAGGTTATTTGCCTGAGTTTCCTTACCTGCATCACGGAATCTCTTCAGCATCATAGCGGTGTTTTCATCAAGCATCCTCGTAAATTCAACCGTAGTCATCTTTTCATTCTTGGTGATTTTCTTGACGTGGTTAATCAATCCCTTCGTCATATCACGACCAAGAATGTAGCAAGACTTGCCTTCAAGAATCATCGTGTAAAATGCGTTCACCAAAGGTGCGTTATATCGGCAAAGGACGATATCACCACGAACAGGATTGAACGGAGCATTGACCTTAACTGAACCATCATCAGCAGAATCGGGACAAGTAATGTCTTTGACATATCTGTTTGCTTCCTTAATGACCGTATGTGGGCATCGCCACGAAACCGACAAAGGAAATTGCTTGATTTCTCGGCCACGGGCTTCAAGGTCTGACTTGAAAATGTCCATCGAGTTTGAATCAGCACCACGGAATCCGTAAATGGCTTGATTAGGGTCGCCCACAACGACCACACGGCCATTCTCAGCGACACATTCCTTGATGAGAGAACGTTGCATTTCATTAAAGTCCTGCGCTTCATCAACAAAAAGCATATCAAAGCGAGGGAAATTGTAATTCTCAACAAGAGGAATCCAAATCATATCATCAAAGTCAATGTGGTAGGCTTGGTTTCGAGCGATAGTTAGAATCGCAGGAATAGCCTTAATTCCATCTGCTTCTTCACCTTCTGCAAAGTTGATATCATAAGAATCAATCAAAGCGCGAATAGCACGAACATCCTTTGGGTCAATCATAGAACCCTTAACAAGCGAAACCAACTTCACAAGAGGAGCCGCGATGTAATCCTTACCGAGAACTTCGGAGATAATATCCCAAGTCTTCTTGGTGTTGACCTTGGTTCGCACACCATTAGAACGGAAAGCCGCAAAACCCAATGCATGAAACGTCTTTGCCGTTACATCATCAGGGAGGCGTTCTCCAAGTTCAGTTGCAATACTCTTGTTAAATGCAAGAAAGCACATACGGCGTGCATTTGCACGATGTGACGCTTCAACAATTGTCGTCGTCTTTCCGGTTCCTGCACCGGCATAAACGAAAACATCGTCTTCACCGTTCACAATTTCTTCAAAAATTTCGTTCTGTTGTTCTGTCCAATTGCTCATTCCAATTCCTCCATCTGCTTATAAAAATCTGCAGAATCTTTCAACATGAGTGCAAATTGCTTAATCTCATGCTTGCGCTGAAAAGCGACTTCTTCGCTTGGGTTAAAGTAGTTACGCTCGTTAGCATTAACGATACAATCTCGAATTGCAACTTCAGCGTAAAAGGTAGCCAAAGAATCCATGTCCGATTTCTTGAAAAGTTCAAGAACGTATGTTGTCTGATTAGCCTTCAAACGGGGAAGTTGTTCCCAATAGGCATTAACGATATCCCTAACCTTACTGTTAGGATAAAGTTTAATGTCAGCCACAATACGGCTTGCAATCAATCGGCAATTCTCAAGGTGTTCCAAATATTCCATGCCCAATACCATTTTCATTCCTCCCCCAAAAGATAGTTAGGGAAATTATAATAGCAATCATACACCTTCTCTCTCTTAATATCATAGAGAGCGTATGACTCATCGTCATTTTCATAAAAAGAAAGAGAAATTTGAAAGTATTCAAAGTCAGCAGATTCGCCAACTTCGCCACCAACAAGACGAGAACAATCCGTTACGATAATTTCATCGTAAGGATATCCATCAACTCTAAAATGTGGTGACTTCTTAAGACAAACAAACTCCAATGCTGTTAGTCCATCTGTTCCAAGTTGTTCAATCTTTTCAGTTACTGCCGATGAATACTCATGAAGTTCATGAGGTCCACCATTAGTCATATAATCATTGTTTTCCATTTTAATTACCTCCCCTTAAAATAAGGAGAAAAGGTCGCGGAAAAGCCCTAGAGGAACAGACAGAACCCCATTATCATAGGAGGTAGGTTTGCACTTTATTACTTGATAAAACCGCGTTGTGAAAAGGAGGGGAAGGGAGTCAAACTAAGAGATGCGCGTTCTTAGTTTTTGTCTAAATAGGCCCCTGACTCGACCTTCCCCATGTAAAGAGAATGCGGGAGGCAGGATTTGAACCTGCGAACTCATTGAGATAAGGGCTTAAACCTCACGCCTTTGACCACTCGGCTACTCCCGCTTATTGTTTGATGATTGAACATCAAAGGGTCATCGTGCCGGATATCCCGAAACACAGTAGCAGGCGGTCGAGGGGGTATATGAAGCCCCGCGTCTCGGCTCCGCACATCTAAAAAGGGGCTAAAAGGGTGGAATGAGGGAAGGGAGCGTTAAAACTCCCCTCCCCCAAACCGGGTTGTCTAGATTACTCTAAACCAGAGGAATCCCGAAGGATTCACTCCATGTCGCCGGAATCGGCAACGTCCTCGGCAGAAAGGAGGCTTTCGAGGGAACCATCCCAAGCGCCTTCCTTGTATTTCTTACCAAGAGCAGTTTTAACGCGCTTTGCCTGAGCAACAGCGTAATCCTCACCAGACTCATAGAGTCCGCCGCCAGAGCGAGCGTGTTGGAAGGAAACCGCAGCAATTACCGCATCGTGGTTGTAATACGCCAAAGCGCCTTCTTCCACAACACCGGCAATACGGTCAATCGCAACACGAACCGCAGCGGGAACAGACGACTTTTGACCACGGCGGAAAGGAGTTCCGTCACGGCCCTTCAAAAGCGCCTTTAACGCATTTGTCGCAGCATCTCGCTCTGTTGGGTTGTTCGTTCCTACTTGCAGGTTCAATTCCACAACTTGACGCAGGGAAGCATCAAGTTGGTCATCGGCTGCAAGGTATTCATTTACTTCAATTACTAGGCTTTGCCAAGTCATATCATCCATTTTGTTCACTAATCCTGTCCTCCGCTTCCTCATATTTCGGTGGGTCGCTTTGGACAATTCGTGGACGGCTTTACCCTATATGAAGGTGATTCGCTCTGAATGTTCACATCAGAAGTTTCTAATCTTTCTAAAGATTCTAATAACCAAGGTGAGTCTAATGCCCTGAGAAGGGCACACTTAACAATAGAACCTAGTTAGAAGTGTTACATAAGAGCAAAGAAACTTTAGGATTGAGGAGGGAATCTCTTATATTGCTTTCTAAGATAATCAAATTTAAAACAATCATTAACAATGCTCGAAAATCAACTTTTGAAAAATGCACTCTTTTCCCACCCGAACCTTCTAAGAAAATTCTAAGGGGGCCTGAATCGAGATTCTGAGGGTCTGTGCAGCACAAACCCTTCAGACCTTTGAGAAAAACTTCGATTCTATTTTTCTAATTTTCTAAGGGGGGGTCTTTCTCTCTCTCCCTGTGTGATTCCCTCTCTGTGTGTAGTAGTAGTAGTAGTAGTAGTATAATAATGATAAAAATATAATAATATAGAACTCTCTCGGTTCTGTTGCACAAGCCCTCAGTTTCTTGATGTTTGTATTATTCTAAGGCCCGCCCTCGATTAGAAACATCATTTACTTAACTATAGTATATACCATATGATTATACTCATACTCATATCTCCAATTGAAAGCACCCTAACAAATGGTGTGGAAATCAAGGGGATGATTATTTCTACCTATTCAATAATAGGGAGAGGGTAGGGATTAAGCCATTTTGATTCTTTCTCTGTGTTTCAAACCATATGGTCTGTCTTTGTGATAAGACCTCGCCCGACCCAAATGGGCCGGGGTCATCGGTCTTATTTCTCCTTAAACCTCTCCATCATCTTGACTCCACCTTCCTCAACTCTTCAAATTGTTCCACGCACATTTCAACCAGAAGGTTATGTGCCTGAATGATTTTCTCCGTTTCGGGCGTATGCCCAATGTTTCGGATTGCTCGCTTGAGCATTTTAATCTCTTTCAGAAGTTCGTTTTGTTTCGTGGTCATTCTTCTTCCTCCTCGGCTTTAAGGTTATGAAATAGGGCTACATAGGCCTCAAGTTCCAATAGAAGGAACTGTTCAAATGTGAATTCCATTTCCCACGAAAGAGAACAATGCAAATATTTTTCCAAGTATTCATGCCTCAGTTTTTGAAACCTCTTGATGTTCATCACTTACTTCTTTTTGGTTTTATTCATGGGGTAGAAAACAAAGCATACTACCATATGGTAATATGTGACTTTGAAAAATAAAACCCCACATAGAAGGAAAAACAACCCTTGAAGGGTTATTTTTTGGTTTTCTTATTGATTTATTCATTCACCGCCTCAATGAACCGTTCTTCGTCGAATCGATCGTTAACTTCACTTGCAGCGTTGCAAAAAGCGACGAGCATTTCAGAATATACCGTCCAAGGCTCCAAACCATAGGAAGACGTTTCCATCCGGTTCTTCAACTTAGAAAATTCTTCTGCAAAGATGATAAAGTGCTTTCTGGTCATTCCCATATTCATTCCTCCTCTGCAATTCGTGCCGCGACTTCTGAAGAATCGCCAATGATGCGATAAATGAGGTCTTCAACGGAGCATACCTCAATGGTCACATCTTTGTTCAATTCTTCGCTGTGGAAAGTGACCCAAACCTCTTCCCATCCTTCAAGCACATTCGTAGGTGTCCAATCTGTTGCCATGTTAATGTTAATCAAACTCATTTGATAGGGTAGTCAGAAACAAAGCCCTGCTACCATATGGTCTTACTTTGATTTTAAGACCTCGCCACCCCTAAGGGTGGGTCATCGGGTTTTTAACTTTTCACTCCTCTTCTCTGTAATGATTATCCAAATCTTCTTGAATCAATTTGTTACGGAATTCATGCACTTTTTCTAAGAAAAGCACCTCATCGAAGCGGTTGTTGTTTTCCATGCACGCTCCACAGAATGCTTCAATTGCTGCATAGATGCCCTTTTCTTCAAAAGGCGGCAGAAGGCCATCTTGATACAGTTTATATCCAAAGGCTTCAGCAAATCTAACGGATTCTTCTTGCTTCATTTTATCACTCTTCCTCGTCAATATTGCCGTGCATCAGAACAAAGGCCGCATCTTCTTTAGTTTGAGCGATAAGGGCCTCAACGCTTGCATACGTTGTGAAGGACTTATTCACGGCATGGTGTTGGATAGCATCATCAATGACCTTCTCATGCATTTTCAAAAGGTGCTTCATAGCCAATTCGAACCTCTCCATCTTCATGTTAATCGGTTTTTGACGCTATTCATGGGGGTAGTAAAACAAAGCCTACTACCATATGGTTGAGTCTTAATTAGAGTCAAAGACGTAATTAAGGAATTAAGGAACAACCTTAAGTATTAGTGACCTAACGTCTAAACATGGCGAAAAAGTGCTGTAATCAAGAAAACTGTGGAAAAGGCATTCAGAGGTGCTATACCTGTGATGGTGTGATTTCGATGTATGGGTGTGAAAAGCGAGCAGATGAGGAAAGGTGGTGTAGAGGAACGCGTTGCTGACCCAAAAGGGGGGTTAGTCGGGGTAGCCCGCTAATCCGCAAGTTACTACCATATGGTTTGCTTTGCACTAACCCCACTTGAACGCCCAAAGGCGAACAAAGGGGCCTAAGGGGGACTTCCTTAGACAATTCACTCCTCTTCTGCCACCTCCGGCATTGGGGGAGCAGCCAATTCGATAGGCATTCCGTCTTCCGACTTGCCTTCCCAACGGCCATCCTTCATGGCTTCCTTCAGGATGCGCGTGGTGCGGCCATTCATGTATGAAGCCGCATCCTGAGCGTTTGCGTAGTGACCACCGGTCTTTCCGTGAGGAAGGACGATAGCGGACAGAAGTTCCCAATGGGCCTCATAGAATTCCGCATAGGCAGTTTCGACACAATGCGCCACAGAATCCACAGATGCTTGAAGTTCTGGACTCAAGCCCGGTTGGCGTCCGGGGCGAATGAAAGTGTTTGGAAGCATCTTGGCAATCGCACGAATCGCGGCCCAAATCTGGTCCGCTTCCGTAGGATTTCCAACATTCTGCTTCAAAAGGTCATTCTGTGCGTTAAGAACAACCGCCATCGCTCCGGCGTCGTTGTGTTCCATCCACGCATCAATCGTTTGCGTTTTTTCGTTCCAATAGTTTTCGTCTTTTTCGGTCATGTTAATCTCTCCGATGTGTGTCCTTTGGTTGTCCCCCTTAGACAGTAAAATGCATTCAACCAATTACATATGGGGTTTGCGTTACACTTACAAAGCACAAACCATATGGTAGTAGCCTTTGAATGAAATTACTACCCCGAGGTCCATTGATGAATGAACCGCCCCAGAGGTAGCATTGAATCATGATTCATTTTTCTATTGCAATACAATTATATTAGGGCTGCGGCTTACAGGACCACTATGAGGCGTTTTTTGGCTTTTCTAACAATGAGGATTATCGGCCTTCGACCTTCTGTCCAAAGTGTTCAAATCGCCTATACTCGCTTACGCTTCACCTACCCCACCAAATTTTTACCGTATTGATTGAGGATGCTACGGGAGCAACAATGTGTGATTGCTCAGTTACAGACTTTCACGCGGTCAGCGACGTTTTACCGGAATCCCTTCAGCGAGTCAATGCTGAGTTTCCGGGTGGTGGGGTCATTGTCCCCCATGCTCCACTAAAACACATCTATTCCATTTGATAGGGGTATATTACATTCAAAGGCCATACCATATGGTTCGGCTTTGTTATAACCTCAAACATATCCTTTTGTGGCAATATTACTGTGTCGGCGGCCACCGGCACAGGTGATGCCCGAATAACCCCTGCTCGGGGTTAAGGGACACATTCGGCTTTAGCGGGCCAGAATTCTATAGTGAAGATGCGTGAATGCGTGGCGCACTTGTGGATTTATGCCGTGGTAAGACCCCAAAAGGGCGCGTTTCTTAGCGGATTCGTCGGTGAATGTGATTGAATGGCTTCTAGACCAAGGAACTAGGAGAGCAACGGTCAAAGCGGACCTAAACTGCTTCATTCATGTCGGTATTCAGTCCGGCTCACCACCCCCATTTTTAATAAATTTGGGGTTTAATCCAAAGTCAGCAACCATATGGTTCGAGTCACTTTGGTCTGACGAAAGGAACCCCGGAGGTCCGCAGACCCCCGAGGTTCGGCCACCCGTGCGGGTTTGTTCAGTATTCGTCGCCTACTTGGTGTAGTTGATGAAACATGAAGTTGAGCGAATCAAGGGTTTTCCTGTTTCGCCTCGCTTCATTGTGAAGTTTCATGTAGTCGTCACTCGCTTTGTTCAACTGCCTCTTAGTGTCCCTCAGTTTTTTTTCTAAACTCACATAAGCAACAATCGCGCTCTCAATCATACTGATTTCTTCCTCGGTCTTCTTCTCAAGGGCCATCGAGAACGCAGAATCAGACCTGCTTTCCGAAAAGAGTTTTCTAAACCGTGTTTCAAACGAGGTTGACGAGTGCGAGCGCGTGTTTTCGACAATGTATTCGATTTGTTTCTTAGACATGGTAAAATGCAGCAATTACAGTAGATAGGGTTGCTACAAGCGACAAAGCATAGCAACCATATGGTTCTATCTTTGAGGAAAAAACCCCAACGAGGAGGAAAAACCCAATACAGGGTTTTTTGGGCTTTTTCAGGATTCGTCCTTGTCGTATTCTTCTTCACAGGTGCAATTATAGCCCTGCCACAGAATAACTTTTTCAACGGTCCCATAATAGTCAACTTCAATGTAGTCGCTAATCACGCTGAAATTCTTCTGCGTAATATGATTACACCTTGGATGGTGGTCCAAGCCATGTGTATCAGTATAAGCGTCAGCACCTTCAGCGTAAAATTCTTTCAAACACTCTGCACAGTTACATAAAACCATGATAAATCCCTACATAATGACGTTTTAGGGTATGAACAAGTAACCAAAGAACATACCATATGGTTCGGCCTTTGCCCGTGAAACGGGAACCCCAATAGCATTATCTGCTAAAGGGGCCCCCGGGGTGGAATCCGCCACGATTCACTCTTCTTCGTTCACCTCCAGAACGGGGAAGGTTTGCGTATCAAGACCCGGAATGGTTCCATCCCAGATACCTTCGCGCATTCGGCGCTTAAGGTCGTTAACGACCTTCTTTGCTTCTGCATCACCGAATTCATCAGCATCGGCATAAAGGCCGCCACCAGACTTTCCGTGCATTCGCAAAAGATTATGCATACCCGCCTTGAAGTAGTTACGCGCAGCAGTTCGGACACCATTCGCAATAGAGTCCAAAGTCGCTTGAACCTCGGGGCTATACTTGGAAGCGGCACCGGGGCGAATTGGCGAATTTGGGAGCATCTTCGCAATAGCGCGAATAGCCGTCCAAACCCGAACGCGGTCATCATCGTTTTCAACGGGAAGGGCGATTTGTGCTTCAAGCACAACACCCAATGAACCCGCATCGTTCATCTTCATCCATTCACGAATCTTATTCAGATTCATTTCATACTTTTCTGTGTTCATGTTTTTCACCTTTGTTGGCTATTCTCCACCCCGGAGACGATAGAATTCGTCAGGATAGGTAGTTTAGGGTTTATTGTTTCACAATTCAAAGACTAAACCATATGGTTTGAATAAAAATGAAAACCCCACCCCCAATCCCGAAGGATTGAGGGCAGGGACCGAGTTGCGTTGTTTTGGGCCGTCAAACCAAATCTTCACGGGTGAGGTTGTTGGCCTTGAGGAAAACGTCTGCGTTTTCAGGTTCGCCTGCTGCATCCCACAACTCAACCACATTCTTTCCGAGTTCGAGAAGATGCTTCTTCCATTGAGCCTTATTTCTCTCCTTCTGGATTTCGCGGTAGTGGTCGCAATCGGCGCACAGAATCATCACGTCTTCGATATCAACGATTCGACCATTCATCTCAATATCCATCTCAGTTCCACAATCATAGCAGGATGTTTCTTGCTTCATACCAGAATCACACAATTTGCATTTATGGGATTCTAGATACAAAGCCCTACAACCATATGGCTTTGTTCCAAATTTTATTTTTATTTTAACTTTGCAAATTGAACGATTTAACGTCAACTTCGTGAGTTAAACGCGCTATTTCGGGGCAAAAACTTAGCCAAGCGACATCATTATATGCTAGACAAGACTAGGCTAATCCGAGAGGGTTACATGGCTTCTGAACAGTCAGTTAAAGATGCACTTACTTCTGTAGTTGCGTCCATTGAGTCATTATTGGCTGATGTTAAAGGTAATGAAGCCAAATCTAATCAACTTACTCCCGAGACTCGCGCATTAGTTAAGGAGATTCAAAAGAAACTTACTGCCGTAAAAAGCCAATTACTAGATTACATGAGTCCTAAGACCGTGCAAACAACGTTGCAATTTGAATGATTCAAACTTAAAGTTACAACTTCAACATTAAAACATAAACGGCGCGCCCTTAACAATTAAACATTCAAATTGCAAACTTAACGAAAAATCGCGTATGTTTTTAAACTGGAAATACATAAATTAAAGTTAAAAAATGGGCGCAAGTGCCAAAAAAATTCCGGGCCATTTTTTGAGAAAATTAAGGTCTTAAACACACACAAAACAGGTGAAAAATATGAGTTGGAAAGATGAACTAAGAAAGGCTCCTTTTGGAACACGAAGGGCAGGCAGACAAATGGCTAGAGAAAGTCGTGAAAACGTTAAGATGGAAAAAGAAAGGGCTCTTAGAGAACTTGATACACATTTGATTCAAAATATGGACCAAAAATTAAAAAATTTAATGCGAGAAGATACTCAAGCGAATGCTAGAGGTCAACCTTCACCGAATCGGGGCCATTATGAAATTTCAATCCCATACATAAACGTTAAGATTGAAAAGTTGGTAAAGTCTGGTATGAGTGAAGAACAAATCCAAGAATACATTAGAAAGAAATACAAAGCGGAATTCGTAACACTTGGAATTCCAAAAGATACGATTGAAATTAAAGT